TTAGCGCCCCAGCAGCACCGCCCTGCACGATGAGTACGCCGCGCTCATCGTCTCAACCTCGGCGATCACTTCTCCAAGGCTTCGAGCAGTCGCCTCTGGAAGTACCCAGATGGCCGGCTCGGCGTCTCCAGCACCAGGCGCGGCGGTGCAGGCAGCGTCACCTGGGGCGGTTCCACCACCCGGCCCACCGGCGCGGGACTCGGCGACGACGCGCACCCGGATAGGCCGATTGCGCAGCTCGCCAGCCAGGCGGGCAATCTCGCTCGTTGCAGCTTCATCCTTCTTCTCCTGGTCGGCGGCCAGCCGGTCGAGGGCAGCCTGCTTCGCATCGCGCTCCGCGGTGCGCTGGGCCAGCAGGGCGCCGGCCTCTTCGTTCTGGATCTTGATGGCCGAGGACTGGGCCTCGAGGGTCTGCTCCGTGGCGATCAGCCGATCCCGGTACGAGCACGACGTGAATCCCAGGGCGATGCAGGCCAGGGCCAGCGCAAGGATCGCCTGGATCATGTCCTGGCCCACCGGAAGTGATTGCGGGCGTAGACCACCCAGAGGGCCACGTTCATGGGCAGCAGCCCCCAGGCACCGGCGGCCAGGATCCAGATCAGCCAAAGGGCCTGCCCTACGAGTCCGACCAACCAGGCGCGCGGATGCTTGTTCCCAGCGAGCAACGTCATCCAGATCGTGATGGCCGAGAGCAGAAACGGCAGATATCCGATGATGGCTTCCTTCATGCTGGCCCCCGATCAAGGCACAGCTCCCGCTCAGCCAGGCGCCGGTTGTGCAGGCCCTGCACATACACGCCCTGGGCGTAGCTCCAGTTCGGCGCCCCGTCCGGCTTGTAGGCCAGCAGGTTGCAGCCCTCCCCCACCCGGCCGGCGTTGATGTAGCGCACGGCCGAGGAACTGCAGGCACCATCCTTGCCCACATTGACCGCGAACATGGTCAGCCCGATCAGGCGGCCCGGAGTCAACTGGTTCCAGTCCGTGCAGCCCAGCACGGCATAGCCGTACTCCAGCAGGGTGGCCTTGTTCACCTCCCGGCATTCGTCGCTCGTCAGCCGGGTGCCGACCTTGGCCTGCCAGTCTGTGCGGCCCGCGCAGTAGGTGGGGATGCCGCCGGCCAGCTTGTCCGCGTACACCCGCAGGACGTTGCCCTCCAGGCGCTCCAGCGTCACGTAAGCCAGCGGGCTGGTCAGAGCTGCGACCAGCGCCGCAGGGATGACCTTCTTTCGCAGGCCGAAGCCCGAGGGGGCCGGCCCGGCTTCAGTCGCCGTCACCATGATCTCCCCCTCCCCTGCGATCGACGTCGACGCCCAGCGCAATGTGGCGCCTGTCCCACTCCGCCCGCTCAAGCTCGAGCTGGTAGTGCTTCGATTTCCAGTACCAGGAGATGGCCCAGTTGCCGAGCAGGCCGATGATGGACACGAAGACGCCGATGGCCATGGCCCATTCCTGGACGGTCAGGCCGCCGATGATGGTCACGGCGGCCCCGCCCTGGGTCATGAAGGTTGTCACCCGCTCGCCGGCTGCAAGCGTGCCGTCGGTGACCTGATGCGATGCGCTCATGTGCGCCCCCGAGAATGTCTGTGGGGCGAACTGTGCTGGACTGGCTTGAAACGAAGCCAACCCTAGGGATGTTCAGAGTGAGGGTGCCTGAGATCAACCACGTCGCAGCCCATACCCACGAACCACACTAGCAGCCACGAGTCAACCGGATCTTGACATTCACCGGGGATGGTGATATATTATTGATATCGGTCTGCACAAAAAACCAGTGCTGCCCGACAAATCTCAGTATCTGAGAGTAACTTTATTTAACTGTCAATTAAATCAATTATCTAATATATAAAAATAGCGAATATATCGACTTATCAAAATATTAAATTATCAAATAAATTATTAGGTGTACATATTATGCAAGTAACAGCCGCTAAATCAGCTGATGGGTTTCTCTTGCGTTTGCGCAAGCAAGACACTCCGACAGGAGTTAGCGCCTCAACTATTGAGGCACTGATCAATTTGACCGGCTTAAGCAAGACCGAAGTAGCCCACTTGGCTCTACGTCAGATGGCAGAGCGTTATCTGCCAAAGTACGAAAGAGACGAAGGGGCGTTAACAACAGATCACCTCCGTGCAATTCGTAGTCTCAGCTCAGCAACGAACGTTCCGGAGGAGGCATTCACAGAAAGGCTTTTTTAATGGTAGACAGCTCGTCCAATCAACAACAGGTTTCTCAAAACTTCAACCCTCTGCCTGCTCCGGGAGACATTCTCTGGTGCCGCTTTCCCGAGGCGGTCTCAACTCCCGGGCCCAAAAGCAGGCCCGCACTAGTAGTTGCAGTGGCACCTGAATACCACTCGGTAACAGTGGCGTACGGCACGTCTCAAAAAACAACCAAGATTTACCCCACCGAATTCCTCATGGATCCAAAGGACAAAGGATTTCCTGAAAGCGGGTTGTTTTTTAGAACAAAATTTGACATGAAGAACAGAGTGAAACTCCCCTTCAACGATGAATGGTTCGATGTGGCCCCAGGCGGCACTCCTACATCGCCACCGCCGAAGATGGGAGTAATGCACCCCAGCTACCATCGGGCAGCTAAAGCGGCCAATGACGCCTGCTAACTGACCTAGAAGGCCTGCAGACGGAAGGAGCGCGCCTTCCGTCTGCAACGCAAACCAAGAGGGCTTAATCAGCACTCATTCAAATTTCAACGCCCTCTTAAGGCTTGCTGCTCCCGTTGAAGCAAGTCGCAGAGTTCTCATAATAGTGCGAGGCGCCTGTAGGGAAAAAGCGGCTATCTGTCACTCGATCCAGTAGCCCATAACGCTCGATTAATGGTTTAAGGCGTTGTTGCCCAATGGGCGAAAGACCGTAGTAGAAGAGAACCACCCTCTCGTTCATCGACAGGGTCGCCCTCAGAATTTCGGAGTATCCACCCTTTTCATCATTGGGGATCTTGCTGTCGATGAATTTGGCGATTTGTTCCAATGTTAAAAGGTAGTGGCTTATATCATCGCCGAATTCAGATCTAAATTTATCGAATAGACTTGGGAACACCTCCGCCAAACAAGAGGCATCAACCTGATTCTGTTCGTTATGAAGCCGAGAGGCATACGTGCGAAAACAAGCGCGGCCCGTTGCCAGTGGGGCAACATGACTACCCGAAAAGACCTGCAGTGCATCGACATGAGATCCCAGTAGTCTTAATAAGCTAAAGAACGTCCCCTCGAGCTCCTGCCTTCGCATCGTTTCATTCTGAATCTCCATCTGCTCGCGCTGCTCCGCTAACTCCTGCCTCGTCTCCCTAAGCTCCTTACGCTGCAGAAATACGGTGTAGAACAGAGTAGCCAGCGCGAGCCCAGAGAACAAAGCGTTCACGGCGCCGAACATATCGCCGAAGGTTCCGCGATCATCCTTTTGGTCGCCGGCTCCGACGTTTATCCAGAAGGCCGAGACCGCCCATAGAACAATGACAACAACGATGCTAGCCCCCCAAATCCACAGGCTCACGCCATCATTGTCTGAACGGTTTTCCTGGTCATCATTTTTCATGCCGCAATTATGCCTGATGGCTCATCGACGGGTAGATCATGCGGCCGCCACCTGCAACAGGAGGCCCAGCTCCACCAGGTGCGCCTCCAAGGCTTCGTCCCGAGTTGTAACCACGATCCGCGCCGCCGCGCAGAACATCTCCACGTCGGCCAGGCTGGGCGGCTCTATTTCCTCCCAGCGCTGCGCGTAGTCCTGGGCCACGACAGTGTGCAGCGCTTGCGGGTTGGCGATCAGGTACGGCGCCTGGCCCGCGAAGGCTTCAGTGCAGAGGGCCGAGGTGAGCGCGTACTCGGCGCTTGCCGAGTCGGTGGCGCGGAGGATGTCGAAGGACGAGTCGCCGCCAACATCCGGATCCAGGGCCCGCCAGATCGCGTTTGTCGTAGAAACTAGGGCGACAGGTACGGCGCAGGTGCCACGGTGGGTGTAATCAGACATGAGGTTCCCCCACGAGAAACGCCGCAAATCGTTCGATCGCGCGACGGTCGGCGTCGGGCATCACATTCGCAGACCAGCACAACAGGGCGATGGTGGCCTTCGCGAACCCTGAAACAGCGGTTCGCTGCGCGGCCCCAACAGTGATCTTGTTGCTGGTGAGAGTGCCAGGCCGCGCGAAAGTGACATCGACAGCGACAGTGCCGTGATCCCGGCCGACCAGTCGCGCGCCGTGGTCCACTGCGCTGACCACCCCGGATCCAGAATAGGCACCCGCTGCGTATGTCCGAAAGTTCAGGACGGCAGAGCCGGAATCATCGCGCATGAAATAAGACGCGTTGACGCTGGTCGTTGGAATGCCAAACGGGGCGTAAAGGGGGGTGACACTCGCCGTGCTGGACTGTACCAGGCCGAAGGACGAGTTGCCCGTTACAGGCCCCCACCATGAGCCGATGAACGTCGATGCACCGGCGGCGTAGTAATCCCGGAATGTCACGTCGAGGAAGTCATCGGTTCCATCGAACTGAACGCCGTTCGACCATTCCGCGACCTCGCGAAGAGACACGTCATCCACTGTCACCGAAGTGCTTGCGTTCGGCGCGATGAACTTGAGAGGCAGCGTCTCATTGACGCATTGGAGGAGGATCGTATTCCTGCCAACCACAGTTGGAATGACCGTTGTGGCTCCAGTGAATCCAGTGCTCGAAAGCGCAAGAGGGGCTGTGCCAGAAGCCGCAGTCACCGTGTACGCCAGCTCGTAGTAGGCCCCGTTCCGGACGCTGACACTTTGCCAGGCGTTTCCGAATTGAGCCGCAATCGTCATCCCCCCTCCAGCGAAAGAGGCGTTCGCCGAGGTCCAAGATGCCGCGGAGTCGAAGACTCCATTGACAACTAGGTCGGGACCCTTGCGACGGGGGACTTTCACGAGCACCGGCTTGTTGGCCGCCGTTGGCTGCGTGCAGTGGTAGCCGGGGATCTCTTTGCATGAGATCGAACCCACGGTGAAGTCGCTTGCTGCTCCGCCTGTCGAGCGCTTCAGCCCGATCGATCCACCGACAGCGGTGAAAATACCGCGATACCAGCCAGGCGAACTGAACGAAATGGGTGACGCGGATGCGTTTGAGACCGACCCCGATCCGGTGCAAGCAGTCACCTGTACGATCACTTCGTAGGCTTTGCCGTTGATCAGGCCTGCGTTTTGGGCGATCTCGTTAAAGACGCCTGTTGTCGATACAAGCCGCGCGCCCGGGGATGCCTGCGTGACGTACTCGCTCGCGGTCTCGGTGAAAGACAAAGTCCATCCGGCGGGGTTGTCGCCGGACCAGGAAGTGAAATCCCCGTTGGTGACAAGCTCAGGGCCGCGCGATCCTGGCGCGTCGATTGTTTGTCGCAGGGAGACGTTGTCCCACTCGGAGTAGTCGGCAGTTGTGGCGGACGCCCCGCCGTCGGCGCGCAGGACGACATAGGTCACTGTCGCCGACGCGACAAAGATGAGGGTGAGATCCGTCATGGACTGGGCGCCAAACACGCCGAAGGTCGTGCTGGCGTAAGCCCCGGCGCCACTCGCGTTGTTGGTCGCCTGCAGCTGAAAAACCCCCACCTGCGCAGTCTTGGTCGCTGAAGTTGCGAAGAGCTGGTAAGTCTGGCCTGGGATCGTAGCCACAGCGGCCATGGCAAGCATGGGTTGGCTCGGGCCCGTGGTGGTCCCCATTCGCAGCTTTCCGCCGACCGAAGCGAGGGTGGTGTTCGCATACGGGGTCCAGCCGGTGGCGTCCGTATTGAAGCTGGGGTTGGCCAGCAATTCCGGGCCAAGTCGAGGCGGGCCGTACTGCATGTCGAGCAAGCGCCCGATCGGCGTGTTCGGCGTTGCCGGGGTGTAGCCCGTGACGGAAGTCTGCAGCGCAGCACCAGGCGCATCCGGCACATACAAGAGCATGGCGTTGTTGCGGCGTGCAGCGGCAATGGCATCTCGCTCGAGCCGGCCATACGTCCGATCAAAAGCGCGTCCGACCGCCCGCTGCATCACATTCGAGCGCAGCACGATCAGGACTCCCAGCGGGCGGCAACGGTGACCTGGGTGGTGGACGTGTCCACACGGCGAACGCTCAGCTGATTGGCGTTCGTGATGCCGAAGAACGTGTAATAGGTGCCGGCCAGGACGGGCACTTCGACGCCAGCGCCGCCCACGGTGACACCGATATCCACCCCTGTACCGTTGAGGATCGTGAGTTGCTTGCAGGCCTGGCTCGCGAACGCCGTGTAAGTCGTGCCGCTGACTGCAGTCTGGGCAGCGATGTGGCCGCCGCTGGAGAGCTGCGGGGCCACGCCGACGGCTGCCTGGTCGGACGCGATGACGACGGGGAAGCTGTTTGCCGCCGTCTTGGCGCCGAGCGCGGTGGGCAAACGGCCGAGCAGCGTGGTCCACCGAGCCAGCCCGCGCTTGATCAGCGCGATGATGCCCACCGCCGAGTCATCGGCCGCCGCCGCTCCGTCCGCCGGGGCGCCAATCGCTGCGATCTGGGTGTCCTGCCTATCAGCCGTCGCCACGCCCGCGACCGCCACCGGCACAGCCCCGCCCGAGAGAGCCGGGGTCTTCGTGTTGATGGCCTCGACCGCGGCCTTTACCGCCAGCTGCGTGGCCTCCGTCGTGTTCGACGTGCCACCACCTGGCCCACCGGTGCTTCCGGATACGACCTCGACCTTCTGGACCCACTCCCCATCACTACCCATCGGCGGCATGACCAACTCCTCGAAGAAATTCGCTCATGCCATCCTGTGACGTGTCGAGGTGCCCCGGAAAACCCTAGACCCCCCCTTCCAGCCCGGCCACCCGCTCGTTGAATTGCTTCATCAGCGCGGTGATCCGTGCATCGATCATCTTCACCCGGGCGGCCTGCCCCTTCTCCAGCGCATCACGCTTGGATTCACGCAGCTTCCGCACCTCGCCCTCCACCTTCAGAGGGCCGGCCATGCCGAGCCGGGCCGCCGGGTTTTCCTCGAGGTAGCCCGCCACGTCGCCTCCGTCCTTTCGCCTGCCTTCGATTTCGGCACGGTGCAGATGGATCTCCTTCAGGTTCGCGTAGTACCGGGCGCCCTCGCTGGATTGGCCGCGGGTGTCGCCGTAGAAGCGACCCAGCAGCGGGATCTTGTGGGTAGGCAGTTCCTCTCCGGAGAAGAGGCTCGACACCGTCTGCTCGCCCTTCAGGTACTCGCGCCCTACCCCGCCGGTGATCTGGCCAATCAGGTAGTCGAGTTGGTCCGGCGTGGGCGAGATCAGCCCGGGCTTGTAGTTCGTGCCACCGCTAGCCAGGTTGGCCCAGTACGCGATCGCCTTGCTGAGCCCGCTGGCGGTGTCCTTCGCCCGGGTGTGCCCCGGGGTCGGGTTCAAGCCGTTGAAGTCCTGCTGTGCGATGGGCTTGCCGGTGTAGTCCCGGTTTTCGGCCAGGGCCACCAGCGGGTCTACGGCCGTGGGGGCAATGGTCTGGACCGAGATGCCGGCATTACCGATCGGGTTGAAGGTGTCAGCTAGCAGCCCCAGGATGTCGCCGAAGCGCTTCGCCGTGTCCTTGAACCCACCCAGGGCCCATTCCGTCGTGATCCGGCTGAAGCTCGGGATCACGTGGTAGCCGAGGGGCATCGGGATGGACGCATACTTGCCATCCGCCAGCGGAATGACGATGGAGCGCTCCCGCACGAACTCGGGCGGGTCATCGTCGCCGAAGCCCGCGGCAGCCAGAATCAAGGCCTGCAGCACGCCCAGCACCAGCCCGCCGCCGATGATCTTCCGTCCCAGCGGGCCATTCAGCGTTTGCCACAGCCGGGCGGTGCCCTGCATGGAGGCATTGAAGAAGGCGTACAGCGCGCCGGCCTGGCTCGCCACCTGGCCCTTGCGGTTGAAGTTCACCGTCAGGTTCTTGGCGATGCTCGCCGCCTGCTGCTTCGACATGCCCCGATCCAGGGCTGCCTTGTAGGCCGACAGGCGGAAGCCGTTCTCCATCATGTCGTTGTAGTCGGACAGCCAGCCGAAGAGCCCGGCCGCCCGCTGCTGCGCGACGCCCAGCGGGACACGCAGGGCGCCATCCGCCTTGAAGATCTTCGCAAGCGGCCCATCTGCCCAAGCCGTGGGATCAAGCTCCCGGCGCAGCGCGTCCGCCCGGTCCTGGCTGTTCGCGAACTGGTCGCGGAACCCCGTCTGGCCCCCGTTCTCCTGGAAGTCCTCCCACAGCTTCGACCACTCACCGCCGGGGGCCACCTCGCCGGCACGCTCCCGGCGCAGCCCCGCATAGATGCCCTTCATCGCCGGTACCGCGCCGGCCAGCACCTTCGCTTCATCGCCCCGGATCGACGTCGTCGAGAGCTGCAGCAAGGCCGATTGCCCGTCCCGCAGCGCATTGACAATGCCAAAGATGGGGTTGTACTGGGTGTTCACCGCAGCAAACCAGCGCGTGACCTTCGCCGACACCTGGAGCATGCGGCCCAGCTGGTCGGCGTCCAGATTCTTGAGGGCCCCGGCCATGCGCTGCGCGCGCTCATCCCGCTGGTTGAAGAACACGAAGCGGTCCTTGCCATCGACCCGAACGGCCAGCACGTTGTCCCGATTGCGCAGCGTTGGGTTGATCCGCTCCGCCACCAGGCCGGTGGCCGGATTCACGTAGCGCTCCACCGGTTCCTTCACGAAATTCTGGGCGTCAGCGGGATCCAGCCCCAGCGCGATCAGCTCGCTGGCGATCTTCTGCCGCTCTGCCGGCTTCATGGCCTTGGCTTCGTCCGGGTTGATCGGCATCCAGAAGTCGGGGTTGGGGGCCTTGAGCGACAAGGCATAGAGCGCCTGGGCCACCCGGTTCTTCTCAGCCCGCACGATGGTCCGCTCGCGTTGCATGGCGATGTTGGCCAGGATATCCACCACCGCCCGGGTGCTGCCCGTGCGCCGCTTTGCCGCCGACCCACGCACGGAGAAGCCCTGCCCGATGCCGAGGCCGCCACTCTCCGCATCTTCGCGCTGCAGCGGCACATAGTGCTTGTAGGCCGCCTCCCACGCCTTCACCGTCTCAGCCGTCTCCAGCCCCGACTCCACCAGGAGCTTGCGGGTGTTCGCGTTGATCGTATCGACCTGGGCGGCCAGCGTATCCATCACCTGCCGGCGCTCCGGCGACAGGGCGGCGATGATGTCCCGGGCCTCCCCGTTTGTCATGCCCGAACCGCCGTCCTGTAGGTCGGGATTGTCCGGGTTGATCTTGGCGATGTGGTCGTTCGCCTCCTTGGCGTGCCGGGCGTGGAGGAAACGCTCGAACTCCTCCATCCCCACACCGCTCTCGCGCATGCGCTTCAGGAGAGGGCGCATTTCCTTCGTGAGGAAGTCCTTCACCCCCTTGGCGCTTCGGCCGTGGAAGAGCTCTTCCTGAAGATACGGATTCCAGGCGTCGGCGATCTGACCGATCTTCGCGGTGATGGCGTCCACCACCCGCTTCATGTCGATCTGCTTGTTCTGCAGGGTGTAGATCAGGGAGTCTTTGTCGATCCGGCCGCTGAAGAGCTTGGACGGCTCGGGGGCCTCCCAGGCTGCGGTGATCGATGCGGCAGGTCGGGCCTGACGGACCGGGCCGCGAGGCGTGCCGCGCCCCAGCTGGGGCGCAGTCAGGCCTTCGGTGTCGCCTCGACGGCTGAATCGCGGGCCAGCTGCTCCATCGCCCAGTCCTGGATCTCCTGCTTCCACTGCCGCAAGGATTCGAGCTCGGACGGCGTCAGCCGGTTTGAAGTTGGCGAGGTAGCGCGCTTCGCTGGCGGTGAGTCCGTCGAAGCCGTAGCCAGTTGCTCGCTCGAAAGAGGATTCGACGTCGCCATGGGTATTTCGAAGCTGCTGAATGAGGGATGAGTCAGGCTTGAGTCTGCTGCTGTACTGCTTGCCTGTCAAGGCAACGACGGCCGCCACGCGCCCGCCATTTTGCTCGATGTGCGATGCCAGCGCAGCGAAAGTGCCGCCTTGGGTCAAGGTATCATCCACGAGCACGTAGCTCTTCCCCGGCTCGATCGGGCCATCGAACTCGGCCTGGCCAAAGACACGATCCAGGCCATCCATGGTAGTGCGCCTTGGCCGGTTTGCTTGCAGGATGGCAGGATCAAGATCCAGACCGAGCCGCTGCGCGATCAAGGTGGCGGCCGTTTCCGGAAGCGCATTCCTGCCTGTGGTTTCGATGGACGCCACGCCGACCACCACCGCATCCTTCGGGGCCACTTTCCGGACGTGCTCCAAGACCTCCGGCGTCACCAGCTTCCGCGCGAGCCGCAGCGCGGCCTCCCGGTCGCCGGCCTTCGCGGCGTCGTGATCAGGGCCGGCCGCGGCCCCCAGGGGGTTGGCCACGAAGGCATCCGGCAGATTCTCCGGGGACACGCGCTGGCGCTGGCTCAGGCTGGTCCCCCCCTCGTTCGTCACCACCCTGCCCCGTGCCGCCTTTCCAATGCCCGCCTTCGCGTACGCCACCAGGTCATCGACCGTGATCGCCTTGAGCTCCACGCCATGCGCCAGCGCCCATGCCCGGACCGTGGCCACGAAGTCCCGCACCATGTCCGCGACCTTCCTGCCGATGTTGTGCTCGATCCAGGCCAGGATGGGCCCGTCCGCCCGGGAGAAGCCGCTCTGCTGCCCTTCCTGTGCGGCCATCTCCACGATGTAGGAAGTGGCCTCAAACGGATTGCCGGCTTCGCCGACGGCCTCCATCCGCTCAGCCACCCTATCCAGGAAGGCGCGCAGGGCCGGGGCCTCCTTCGTCCGGCCTTCGATCAGCGCCAGGGCTTTCTGATCCAGCTCCTGGCGCTGCTGGCCGTGGACCATCTCGTGCAGCACCACCGCAGGCAGAGATTCTGCGGACAGGTTCGGCCCCACCATGAAGGTCAGGCCCGATTCCGGGTCGTAGAAGGCGTTGATGTCCTCGCCCGCGCCGGCAAACAACTGCACCGTATCGTCGAAGCTCCGGCCCGTCCGGTCGGCGAACTCCCGTGCGATCTGAGCTTCGTCGTTGCTCTCGAGCACCACCAACCCGCCCTTTTGGCCGAGTGCGCCCCGGTCCAGCATGGTCTTGATGGCGCCGGCCAGCTTCGGGAAGCGCTCGGCGAAGATGGTGGGCAGGGATTCGGCGGTGACGGCGTTGGGCGCCGCGCCGCGTTGTTCAGTTCGAGACATGAACACGCCCCGACGGCTCCCGGAGATATCACCCGACTCCGCAAGGCTGAACATCCGCTCACCCTCATCCAGGAAGGCGTCGAGGATGCGAATATCACCCGCTCCGCTGAGCGCGTCATGAAGGTTCTGCGAAGCTGCTTCCAGCTCCGCTCTGGAATGCTGGGCGCCCAGGTGAATCATGGCTGCACTGGCGTTCGACTTGGCCGCCGCGCCGAACAGCGCGCGCGCCGACTTCCCATCGCGCAGCCGAACCATGGTTGCCTGGCTCATGGGCAAGAATGCCACGGGCGCATTCTGGGCATTCAGAAACACGACGCCCGACTCCTTGCCGCTCAGCACCCGAACAGTCACCCGTGCTGCGGCCGGGCTGGTGATCGAGTCACCGAAGGTGTCCAGACGCAGAATATCCCGCCGCATGACCGGTATCGTGTGCCGGCGTGGCATGGCCGGGATCGCAAATCCCTGTTCTTCGATGGCGCCGTCTCTTGAGATCAGGCTCGCCTTGCCACCAGCGATGACGACGTGCCCTGCCATCTCGATGCCCGTGCCTTGGCCGTAGGCCTTGCTGAGCACCTTCGTGATCTGGATATCAGCGTTGCTGGGGGTCGGGCTTCCCGACGGGTGGTTGTGCGAGACCCAGAAGCTGGAGGCTCCTGGCGTTCCGTAGACAAACTTTGCCACCGCATCGGGGTAGACCGAGGTCGCGGACGTGCCGCCCGAGAACATCTCCGAATAGGCAATCGGCTCGCCCTTGGTGTTGAGCACCAACACGGCGAAGTGCTCTGTGGTTCGCTTCCGCAGTCCAGCGAAGGTATGCGCCGCCTTGCTCGCCGTATCGACTACCGGGAAGGCAGTCTTCAGTTCTCCGGTTTGTCTTGCGCCGGTGACGGTGGCAAAGACTGCGCCGGGTACCGAGGCGGCGGCGAGAAGGTTCCGGTTTTCGGCGGATGCTGATTGCTGCCCAACTCCAGCCCCTCCTGGGGTGTCGGGTACGGCATTTCCGAACAGGTCTTGGGTGTAGTCGTCACGGCGTGCTCGCCTTTTTTCCTCTGCGGTGTAGCCAGCCCCTGGCTCCTGGGCCTGATCGAACAGTCCGGTCTGCCCACGGGCAGCAAGCTTATCGGCTGGCCGATCGCTCCCCGTCAGCGTGAAGGTGGCGCGCTCCGAGTCTGCCTGAGCCTTCTGGTCGGCCTCACGTTGAGCGGTAGCCTCAGCCTCGGCTCGAGTCTTCTGCTCGGCCTCCAGCCGAGCGATGTCCTCGTTGGTGTAGCTGGTCAGCCCTTCGGGCTCTCGGCCTTCTCGGTTCGAACCCGCTTGCGCTGGGACAGAACCTTCAACGACTGCACCAGCTTCTTGCGCTCGTCGGGTGACAGCCTGGCCAGCGCTGCTTTCCCCTCTTCCACCTGCTTCTTGTCCAGTTGCATCCTGAATTTCCTCTTCAGTGAAGCCCAGGGCCCGCATTGCGGCGGCCTCGTCCTGTGGCGCGACCTCGGCAAAAATATCGCCCAAGGTGAGCGCGTCCGGCCCGGCAAATTCATCAAGGCCTGCAGCCTCGAAATCATACGCCGATGCGTCTTCATCCAGCATGAATACACCACGCTGAGTGTCCAGCCAGTCCAGCATCCCCTCAATGGTCCGTCGACTCTTCGCTGGCACCTTGGCGCCGGCAGCGAAGCGCTCAATATCTCGAGCCAGCTTGTTCGGATCGGCCTCCATCCCCGCGCGAAACCACTCCGCCCGGGGGAGCCACTTCGTGCGGGAAGCCACGCCCGATTGATCTCGGATCAAGCGCCCACCGATTTCGGCCCAGCCGGCATCCTGGGCCATGGCCGCCAGGTCATCGACCGATGCGGCCGCGCGGGCTACTGCATCCCGCCCTCCTCCTGCCACTCCAGCAGGTTCAGCCGGCGCCCCGCCTCGCGCAGCGCGGGCGGCAGCGGCACCCTCTCCAGTTCCGGCGGTGCCATCAGGTCGTTGAACCAGATCGCCTGCGCCTCGGCCCACGTCAGCACTCCCTTGCGCACGGCTTTGCGAAGCCATCCCGGCATCGGCTTGCTGTTCAGGGCTTTGGCCATCCTGTCCTCCTTCTGCTGTCGCCGCGCCGCCGGCGGTCGTGGAACTGGGGAAATCGTGCGCCAACCCGACCAGATCCCTGATCGGTGCATCGAGGCGGATCACCTTCACGTCCTCGCCCTTGTCCCGGGCGGCCATCCACTGGTGGTGCCCATCGAGCACATGGTTGTCCGCCGACACCAGGATGGAGCGGCTTCCGCCGTCGAAGGCCTTGGCCCGCGCCACCTTCTCGCGGGAAAACTCCGCCTGGGTGGGCTTCAGGCTGGCGGCCGGTACCGTCTCCTCCTGGTGCTGCACGCCCCGGGCGTTCATGAAATTCACCATCGCCCCGCGGTGCTCGGCTTTGATCTGGGGCATCTCCGCCCGCGGTACGCCGACGGTACCGGACTCGGGCCGGAAGGCGGCCCAGCCATCGCCCAGGTCGGCGCCCTCAATCGGGGCCGCTGCCCGGGGCGCCATCGCCTCCGCCAGCTTGCCCTGCAACGCCGGGTTGATCTTCGCCCAGTCCGCCCGATGGACGTTCTTGCTGACGATCGGCGGCACGCCCTGCAGGCGCCCGGCCAGTGCCGCCCGCTGTCCGGCATCCATGTGGGCCCAGGCTTCGCCCGGGTTCAAGCTAGGTGCGGCGGCAGGCGGTGCCACCTGGGCCGCCGGTGCTGCTGCGGCAGCCCGCGCCGCCCGCGCTCGCTCGAGGCCCTCCCGCAAGTTCTTCGGCGGGGCCACCGGCGCCTTCTCGGCAGGCGCCCGGCGCTCCCGAATCCCCATCGCCGCCGGATCCAGCTCGTTCGGTGCCGAGGGCTCAACCTCCAGGGGCGCCGGCTGGGCCGCGCGCACGTCCTCGAAGCGCTGGATGGTCTGCAGCTCGTCGGCGGTCGGGGTGCTGTCGCGGTAGCCTTCCCGGCGCAGCGTCGCCGCGAAGCGCCCGGCCGGGTTCGTCGTCTCCGGGTCGGCCAGCACCGCATCGAGCACCGCCCGCCGCCGGGCCTGCGCCTCACGCTGCATGGATTCAGCCGTGCGCCGGTCCGCCTCGGCCAAGTCGAACTCCCGGCGCTGCCCCTGCCGCTCGGCGATGCCGGCTCGGCGCTGGGCGACGTCCTGGCGCTCCTGGCCGAGCAGGTCGGCGAAGTCATTCATCGCGCCGAAGGAGCCGGTGGGTTCCTTCCTGGCCGCGGGGGCCGGCCTGCTCTCCTGGCTCGCCGGCTGCACGGGCTCATACGGAATGCCGGGATTGGCCGCTTCCCACGCGGCGCGCTCCGCCTGCGCTTGCCGTGCGCGCTCGGCGCCGTCGGCCATCACGCTGGCTGTGCCAAGCCGCATTTCCTCGGCCACCAGGCTCTCCACCGCAATGGCGGCGCCAGCCGAGAGCGGCCCGGCGGTCGGGTCGATGCCCATGGCCGCCTTCCGCTGGGCGGCCAGCTCTTCCGCGGGCTGCGTGGTGAAAGGAAGCGGCGCGGCGGCCCGATTGGCTTGGCGAGCGGCATCGAACGCATCGCGCTGCCGGTAGATCTCCGCCGCATTGGCTTCAGCCCGGGCGACCTGGTCGGCCTGTTCGGCTTCCGCTTGCGATACCTGGGCGCCGGGGGTTCCAGTGCTGAGTGGCGGCGCCGGCAGGGCCAGCGTGGGCGCCTCTTGGGCAGCAGCAGGATCAGCCGGCGGCGTACCCTTCGCCGTTGCAGGCGCGGCCGCCAGCGGGCCGCCCATGGCTGCGCCCGTCAGCATGCCGGCAGCCATCGCCTCGGGCACGCCTTCGCCGATCGGCTTGTCCAGGGCCACGTTCTGCAGGCCCTGCTCAAGGCCGGACTGCGGCATCTCCTCCAGCACCCCTTCCGTGATCGCGCCCTCGGCGAGGCGCCGGCCCCTGCCCTTGGCCGAGGTGTTCGCCAGCCCTTCGGCCACGCCGCCACGCGTCGCCAGCTGGGTGTCCAGGTCGGAGATGCCGAGCTTTCGCGCAGCCCCGCCGCTCAGGGCGGTGATCGCCGCAGTGCCGACGCCGGTGCCGATGGCCGCCGCCGTCTGCTTGGCGTCCAGGGTGCCGTCGGGCGTCTCCTGGCGGATGCCCTCCGCCGCGCTGCCGGCGCCGATAACGCCTTCCCCAATGGCTGAACGGGCGACGGCGCCCAGCTTGGTGGCCTTACCCAGCCCTTGAGCGACCGCGCCCCCGCCCAGCATCAGCGGCGCGGACTCCACCACTGCCTCGCCAATGGTGCTGGGGTTCTCGAGCATGGCCTTGGCCTTGCCCATGAAACCGGTGGCTTGGTCGACCTCAGCCTTGGCCGCCTTCTGCTGGGGCGAGTACTGCTCGTCCAGGAAGGCCTTGGTGGCCCCCGGGTCGAAGCCGGTGGTTTCGTTGAGGAGCTTGCCGGCCCGGCCGCCGGTGGCGAGGTCGGCGAGGCCTACGGCGGCTTCACCGGCGCCGACCACGCCCTTGGCGAGGGCGACGGGGACGTCGGCCAGGCGGCGGAGGGGGCTGGGCTTCGCCTTGTCCTGGCCGATAGGAACCATTTCCCCGTCGTACGGCTTCAGTTCCGGGGAAGAACTTTGAACCGGCACGATCTCGCCGGTGTACTCCTTAAGCGCCATGCCACCCTCCAAGAAGAAAACCGCCCGAAGGCGGTAGGGATTCTTGGTAGGGGGGCAGGCGGCGGCAAACCCCAGAGGGAGGATCACATAACGGATGTTCGTACGATCAGTAAAGTGACCTCATTCACTGCGCAGCGTACACAAAGAGAGGACTATTCAAATTCGGCCAATACGAGGAACGCCGATTCCTTCAGGCGAACTTCCCGATGCCTGAAGCCTGCCATTTCAACCCTTGAAAGGTATAGTCTAATGTCATCTATTATTGTTAAATGCAATTCGTGCGGAACGCTACATAAATTTGGTGCGTCGGATTTTCCATTTGACCAAGTTGATTCGAATGTTCGACAGATGGGAAATGAAATAATGTATCAAGGACAGCTCGAGTTTGAGTGCAGCTGCGGCAACTCGATTTCAATTACGCATGAATTCTGGGAATACCCAGTGGGCGTTGAAAATGATAAACAGACGAACGTCACCGGGGGAGAAATCGATCAGAACAGCCTATGAGATTGTTGGGGGCTGTCTTCAGGCTGTCTTTTATGCCTAGGTAGTTTATCGCTCGAGGGGAGCGGCCTACTCCCCTTGTCCAGCCCGAGGCATGCGGTACGATCATTATTTTTTAGCAAGCCGCCTCCGGGCGGTTTTTCTCAGGGCTAAAGCCCTACGACGGCCCGGTCATTTCTCTGGAGCCTACCCAGAGGTGAATCGCTTGCCGCTCGAGTCCTCGAACACGTCCTGCCCGTTCGGAGTCTTCCCTACCAGCTTCATCCCTGCAGGAACGGCCGCAGCAGTCTTCGGCTGATCCACAAACGCCCCCGTCTGGTTGTTGATCACCCGGGCCGGCCGAGTCACCAGCTGATTCGTGGTCGGATCAATCTCCTGCCCGCCTGGCACCACCGTGAAGCGGTTCGGGAACTCCTTCCCGCCCAGGTCCCGGATCTGCTGCGCGATCGCGCTGCGCTCCTCCGGCGTCTTCGCCGCTTCGTAGCGGGCCTGGAGCGCCTCCTGTCGTGCCTGGGCGCGGGTCTGGAAGCCCTGAGCCTCCTTCCGCAGCCCCAGGTCGGCGTTCGCCAGATCCTGGCGCCCCTGCATCTCCTGCTGCCGCAGGGCCAGCTCCTGAGCGCTCTGGGTGCCGCGCTGCGCGGCATCCCGGCCGCCGGCCATGAAGCCGAGCGCGGTTGAACGGTCGCGAGAATTCCCATTGACGAGCATGTCCCGGACGAGCTCGTCGTTCGTGGTCTTCCGGAATCCGATGCCGTTGCCGCCGTTGAAGTTGATCTGGTCCTGCAGTTCGCCCATGCCGGCGCGGATCTGATTCTCCCGCTGCAGGATGCCCATCACGTCATTGCCGCCCGGACGGAAACCCAGGCCCGGGGCCGCCGGAGCCGCCGGCGAGGAGGCATCGTTCCGCAGGGAGGCAGGCTGGAAGCCGAGACCAGGCGCAGCGTCCGCCATGGCACCACCGCCCGGCGGCTTGCCATTGATGGTGAAGCCCAGGCCGACGTTCTGGCCGGAGTAGCTGTTGCCCTCGCGCGTGATGTTGTTCGCCGGCGGCACGGTCTCGGCCGGGCTCGAGGCTGGGCCGGGCGACGTAGTAGCGGCCGGAGTGGCCGGCTGTGCGGCGGGCGGCTTTCCGGCCAGGGTCGCCTGAGTCTGCACCGCAGGTGCAGCAGGCGCTGGCGCCGCGGGTGAGGCTGGCGCGGCAGCGGGCGACGGCTTGGCGGGCTGGGCCACGGGAGTCTCCGGGAACTGCGGCCGCGTGCCCGAATCGTCCCAGGTGTTCGGCTGCCGCGCCTGCTCGGCGGATCGAGAGAAGAAGCCGCCGACGGCGCCCACTGCGTCCTTCACCGGGTCGCCGCGGTTCAGGTAGCTGGTGGCAGAGGGGCGCTTGTTCGGATCTTCCACCAGGCCGCCATTGGCAAAGTACATCTCGTCGGTGGCGGCCCCGCCTCCCTCCTCGCCCTCCCCTTCTTCGGCCTCGCCACCTTCGTGGGTTGCCTTCCTGAGCCCTTCGAGCACCTGCACGCCGATGGCGTGCACCTGCTCGGGGGAGAGGCGGAACTCGCCATTGCTCAGGTTGACGGGCACCTGGGACGTGGGGCCGAAGCCCAGGCCAGGGCCGGGCGTCTTCGGCTGCGCCGCCGGGTTCATGCCGGGCCGGAACCCCATCGCCGCCAGGTTCTGCTTACCGATCTCCTCGGTGCTGTCCGCCGGCATGATGTAGGTGCCATCCGGAACGGACGTCTTCACCGAGTCGGATGTGCCGGTACCGGGGCCCCGGACAGGGCCGGACTTCTGCCGCTCGTGCTCAGGAATGAAGCCCAGAGCCTCGCCACCGTTGGCGAGCTTCTGGGGTTGGGGCCGGCTGGAACGCTTCTGGAATCCGTACATGGGGTGTCTCCGTTCAATAGCGCGTCGATTCTTCGCGCCGGGCGCCGGGGCAACAAACCCCAGGGGTGGCCGACATCACAGCGACCGGGTCTCAATGGCCCCAGCCAGCGCGTTCATCCCGCTGAGGGCGCTGCTGGTCATCTGCCCGAACACCCTGGCGCCAGCGGTGGCCACATTGGAAAGCTCCGCCATTCTCTTGGTGTTCATCTCCGCGTTCGCGATGACCACATGGGCCTGCTGCTGGTAGGCCGAGATCGCGGTCTGCGCCGTTGCCGAGTTGTTTGCCACCCGGACGCGGGCCTGCGCCTCGAGCGCCTGAATGCCGGCCGTCCAGCCTTTGATCGTGCTCTCGTAGCTCTGGATCTCGGCCTGCACGGCTGCGCTGCGCCCGCGCACCAGAGCCTCATAGGCGGAGACGGAGGCCTGAAACGTTCGGGCGGCACTCTCGTTGGCGGTGCTGGCGGCCTGGATCTCCGTGCTCTTGGCGCGGATCTTCGCCTCGTAGGCCTGCACTTCCTGGCCATACGCCTGAATCTCAGTCCGGTAGGCCTCCAGCTTCATGGTCTCGCCCTCGATCTGGGCCCGGTAGCCCTGCCACTCCGCCGTCTTGGCCTGGACGCGGGCCTGGTAGGCATTCACCTCGGCGCCAAAGGCCTCAACCTTCAGTTTCTCGACCTGTGCCCGAGTGGCGACGCCATCGATCACCGCCTTGTAGGCGTTGGCCAAGGCGCCGTAGGCATTCACCTGGGAGGTGAAGGCTTGGACCCGGGCCGCATCCACGCTCACCTGGGCCTTCAGCCCTTCGATGTGCGCCTGGTAGGCGTCGTACACGGCCAGCACGGCCTTCAGCCGGTGCTGATACACCTCGGCCTCGGCCTGGTAGATCTGGACCCGGGCCTGCACGATCTGGATGCGGAGCTGATGGAGCTGAACCGCCGCCTGCAGCACGCCCTGGGCGAACTGCAGGGCCTGGCCGTTGATCTGCAGCAGGTTGCCGGCCCATGCCTGGGTGGCCTGCAGCGCCACCTGGCGCAGGCTCATGGACTGGGTGACAGCGAACTGGAGGTTCTGCTGCTCCAGCTCGGCCTGCTTGACCGCAATGTCCATCGCGGCCCGAGCGTTGGCATCCGCAGCAGCCTGGCGGGCCTGCACCAAGGTCGATTGCAGCGCACCGGTGGGGAGCGTGAAGCCGCGCCGGGCCGCATCCTCGTAGGCCGTATCCCGCAGCCGCATGAACTCCGCGTTCGTCTTGTCGGCCGCCCGGGCCCAGATCGCGTCCTCCACCTCCGGCCGGAAGCCGGTACCGCCGGCCAGGTACCTGGATAGCCGGTCCTCGATGGCCGCCATCTGGGTGTGGAACTGCGGGTTGATCTTGGCAAGGTAGGCGTCCACCTCCCCTTCCACGACCCGCATCATCCGATTGCCCTGGTCCGCGAAGTCCGCCCGGTACTGGGCCGAGAGGTCGCCGGGCTCAGGCAGGCCGGTATCCGGCCGGATCGCATCGAACTCGGGTAGCTGCACCACCGGTGCGCCAGGCACCGTGATGTCGGTGAGTACCGGCGGAGTGATGTCGAGATTCGAGAGCGCCGCCGGCGCACTGGGCACCGAGATCCCGCCAAGGCTCGGGGCCTGGCCGGAGAACTGCGCAAGCTGCGCCGGTACCTGCGGGGCGTTGAGCCGCGGCTTCTCCGCCGAGTTGATCGGCGCATCCCCTGTTTCCATGGCGGGAATGGGCAGCATGGCCGGCGCCTCGCCGGGCTCCGGCGGTGCTTCGAAGTGCACGCCCTCATATCGGGGAACCGCACCCACTTCGAAATCCGCATCCTGGAGGGTGAGCTGCAGATCCCCCGGGAAGATCTCGTAGCGGGTGTCGAACGCGTACTGCGCCCGGAGGGTCAGGTCGGCCGCCTGGGCGGCCAGATCCTTGGCGGTTTCCTGCGCGCTGCTGATGATTCCTTGAACGTCGGTTGCCATGTCAGTAGGCCTTCGAAGTGGTTGTGATCAGGGCTTCCACCCGCTCGATGTCGAAGCTGGCGCCGTCGGCATTCGAGAGCGTGAAGGACCAGGCGTTGCCCTTGAGCCCCTGGGCGATCTTTGCGCGCAGGGCCTGCACGCCATCGCCACGGATGGCCGGGGCCGGGAACTCGTACTCGGGGCCTTCATTGACCTGGGTGCCGACGGCCATGTCGCCTTCGAACCGGCCGTACAGATAGACGTAGGGCACGCGCTTGAAGTTGGTCGCCCCGAAGTCCGTGTGGAAGGTCTTGACGGTCGCCGAGATGGGAGCGCCGTCGTCGGTGTCGCCGGTCAGTTCGTAGATCCCATCAGGGCGCACGCCGAAGTGGCGCTTGCCGAACCGGAGCACCTGGTCGAAGGGCCACGCCACGTACCTGCTCACGGCGCCGGTGGCCAGGTTGATGACGTAGCTCTCATAGGAGACCTCGATCTCTTCCTGGCCGGCGGCCACCATGGTCAGATGCGGAGCGACCAGCCAGGCGTGCCCGGAGGGCGCGGGCGTCAGAGCTGGCCCGATGAGGTCCGCGCGCGCCACGCCTTCCCGATGACCAGAGGCGGTTAAGCCGAAGAACCCCGGGCCGTTGAGCAGTGCCTCCGCGCGCTCCGTAGCAGTGACCGCGCCACTGAGCGAGTAGGCGCCCTTGGTGGTGAGCTTGGCGATGCCGCCGGTGTAGGCCAGGATCTGGAATCCGCCCGGCAGCTCGACGGCCACGCCGGCCACCTCCGACACAGTGCCGGTGGAAACCATGGTCAGCACCGGCAGGGCCTTGTCGACCCTGGCGACGGACGGAACGGTGCCGTTGGCGGACAGGCTGAGGCGAGGCCCCTTGAGCTTGGCCGAGCCGCCACCGTAGGCCTGCATGGTCAGCGCCGGCCCGACGGCCTGCACTCCACTCACGTCGCTGCGCCGGCCGGAGGCGGTGATCTTGTAGCGGTTCCTGGTGGACATGACGGAGCCGCGCAACTCCAGGGCCTCAGCACCCCAGGCGAACATCGGCCGCAGCTCGGCGACGCCCTGGGCGATGGGCCGGTCGGAGCCGAGTGCCATCAGCTTAGAGGTCATCACGCCGACGCCCACGCCGCCAGGGATCATCCGACCGACCGTGAAGGCCGGCGGGAGCGTGACCAAGCCGGTGCCGAAGGCCGGCTTGATCAACCCGCTCTCGGCGTAGCTGGTGAGCGGCACCAGGATTCCGCGGCCGATGCCGAAGGGTCGGTCACCACCCAAGGCCAGGAGACTCCCTAACGAGCTGTTGCCCCAAGCGTGCCCGTCCTCGCGCCCTTCGGATGTGAGCGGCTCGAGCTCGGTCACGCCGTAGCAGTCCGGGATCGTCTCGAAGCCGATGGCACGCAGGGGAGCCAGGCGTGCCCACCCGTCACCGCTCGTCGGCGCCACGCCGACCCCGAAGGTGTCAGCGTCGACGACCGTGTCTCCGGTCAGGTACTCGGTGGCGGCCAGCCGGAAGCTGCCGGTGAGCAGGCTCGGGCGGTCGTACTCCTTGACGCCGTTCTTCAGGAACCACACCCGGCCGGCCTGGCGGAACAGCGTGAACTCGTCGCCGGACACGTAGCTGCCGAGCGTGCCGAGCCTCTGCCCGCGCTCGTAGATGTCGACGACACCACGGCTGAACAGGAGCGCGTGCTCGATGCCGAAGTAGCCGGAACCCGGATACTTGCTTGCCAAGCCGATGAAGACGCCGACGACCGATGCCGGGATCGACCACTTGTAACCGCCGTCGGCCGCGGTGATGGGGATGCTGACGGCGCCGGAGGCCCACCCAGGGCCGCTGGTTTCGACGTACCGCGCCGGGGTCGCCGGTACGGCCGGAGTCCCTGGATGCCAGATTTCGACGATCATACTTTCACCACCCTGATAGTTCCGTCCGGGTAAATGATGCGCACATACTTACCCTTCTCGCCGTTGTAACCATCCACGTACTCGGTGCCCGGGGTCGGTGGGTAAGAACCCCCACCCGGTGGAAGACCGCCATCGCTGACAATGACCGTCTCGCCTTTGCCGATCACATGTTCCGTGCCGATGCCACCCACGCTGGGAAACGGCATGGTGGTTTGGCTCGGGGGATCCGGCACCAGCCGGTACTCACTCCACCCCGGGGTAGCCGGAATGCCTGGCGTTCCCGGGATGAGCGTCAGCGCCCCTGTCCTGCGCAGAATCGTCATGGTGTTTCCTCGAATCTGGGGTTCATGCCGGTGAAGCCGCTGCGCTTGTGGGGCTTCAGCTTGGTGTTCCACCAGTAGCCGACGCGGGCCAGCACCGGGGTGTTCGTTGTGCTGTCCGAGATGCCATCGTAGAAGTTCGTCGTGAAATCGGCCTCCGTGTAGATGTCGCCCCACAGCTTCCTGAACGTATCGAGGTGCGTCGTCTCCACGAACGTCTGGTCGTAGGTGCCGTCATCTCGCCGGGCCACCTTGCGGTACTGGATCTGGTCGTACAGCTTCACCGCGCCGGTGGACACCGCCGACACGCTCACATGGGCGAAGTGGCCGTCCGGGTGAGAGGCGTACTTCCCGGCCTCGGTCGTCGCGCTTTGGCCTCGGTGGGTGGTCTTCAGCTGGATCATCCGATGCAGCCCCAGGCCGAAGGCCGTGCTCACGTCGGTCGGGTCCAGCGCCGAGTAGGCGCCGAAGTCCATCCGGTGCTCGATCGGTGGGTTGAACGTCGCCGGCAGCAGCTTGTTGAGCAGCAGGACGGTGCTCAACGGGGTGTCGAGGATGTCAGCCACGTTGGTGTCGCTGTGCGTCACCTCGCCAAAGACGATCCGGTGCATGCCCACCGTGCGGCCGGCCGGCGTGATGGCGCCGGTGAAGACGAAGGACAGGGATCGCAGGTCTTCGATGTCCAAGCCGGTGAAGCTGCCCGACTCCATGGTGAGCGCCTCGTTGGCGATGCCGCGGTACGCCCAGAACACGAACGGCTGGGTGTCGGGCCAGCCCGGGTCATAGACCTGATACACGCTGAACGGGCCATGGCGCTGGGTCTCGTAGCCTGGAAACAACCCGCTGATGTTGAGCGGGGCCGTGACGTACTGACCTTCGATGCCGTCGTTGCCGTTCTTCGACACGCAGAAGTTGAACAGCGTCACCCCTTTGGTGATGTTGCTGATCATGCGGTAGGCGTGCGTGACAATCTCGCTGTGCTGCTTGGTGGGCACGAACCAGTTCATGGGGCTCAGCGCCGTGCTGTACCGCCGCAGGCCCAGGCCGTTGCGCTCATCCTGCGTTGTGTAGAGCGCAAGCTCGGAGGTGATCAGGTTGTCCAGATCGACACCGCGGGCAGCCAGGCGCTCGTCGCGGAAGGCATAGTCGGCACCGGTGAACCAGCGGTCTTTGAGGAACCGGGTCGGCGTGATGGTGACGGTGAAGTCGTCCTCACCCTCCCCAGTCACCGTGATGTTGATGGAGACTTCCAGCAACGCCCGGGTGAAGATCTCCACCCCGCTCACACCGTCGAACTTGGACAGCCAGGTGGCGTAGGCGGCCTGGGTGAGCCCAGGCACGTGCATGTTCGCCCCACACTGCGCGATGCGCCGCCACGGGCTGCGGGTGGGCGCCGTGCCGTACTGCTTGTCCTCCTGAGTGATGTCCATCACCGTCAAGTCAGCGTGGCCGTTGTTCCGGTCTGCATTGACGATGGTCACCATGCGCGTGCCCGTGCTGTTGAACGCCCAGACGTAGTCATGCTTCTGGTACTGGCGATCCGGGTCGAAGCCGGGGGCCGGCCCCGGGTACTCACCGCGGCCGATGGGATGACCGGCGGCCTCGTACATGGCGTCCTCGATCGGGGAGTCACCCACCCCGACGACGTTGGTGTGCACGCTGGTTCCGCCGGCCCAGGCCAGGCCGGCAATCCGGGTCGGGCGGGTCATCGTGGCCGTGCTGGGCACAGCCACGCCGGCGGGCATGTAGGAGCCTGGGGCCACGGTCACGCCCTTGTTCTGGGGGAACAGCGCCGCATCAGGGTCGGTCAGGTAGCTGGCCGGCACCACGGTGACGTTGCTCTGCATGTCGGTCATGATGACGAACGAGCGGCCACCAACGTTCTGCACAGCAGCTCTGCGCCACCAGTTCGGCTCGTCGGCGTAGGGTGCCGCCGAGCGTGCGCTCACACCGGTCTGGTGGACGGTGGGCATCACGTCGTAGCCCAAGTCGGTGTTGCCACCCTCGCGCTGGTAGCGCACTCCGCCGTCCTTGATGAAGGCCCCCCAGTCGTAGTCGAACAGGGCCTGGTCGTCGTAGAACTGGATGTCGCCAGGGCGCCGGCCGAGCGTCGAGGTGACGAAGTAGTCCTTCGTGCGGATCTGCTCACGCACGTCCTTCGACCCATCGATGGGCCACCAGAAATACTGGCTGTTGGCTTGTCGGTTGATCCCCTCCGGAACGTGGGCGGTCTCGGTCGCCGTGGAGATGCCGGAATCGCCCACCAGGTTGGAGAACAGCGCCTTGCCCTTCTTCTTCGGCACGTCCAGCGTGGACACGCGCTTCTCGACCAGCGGCGCACCTTCAAACTCGATCTCGGCTCCTGTCGTGACGAACTCATAGCCCTGCACGCCAGAGACCGCGTCAATCCGGACGAAGTGCTGATCGTTGTGCGGGTTCCACTCGACGCGCACGGTGGCGTCATCGAAGACGTACTTCTGCGAGGTCGGGCCGCTGCCGATGACCTCGAAGTGGCGCAGCCGTGAAAGCGCGAAGGGGAGATACTTCTCCCCTCCTTCACCGGTCAGGATCTTGTGAACCGGCATCACACATCCTCGACGCATGCGACGAAGTTCGTCCAGAATTTCTGGGCGGCCCCACCTGCGAGCGTGTAGGCGTAGAGCTCAAACTGCCTGCACGGGCGGGCCCACTCGAGGTAATCGAGCACATCTTCAGTCGAGTAGGTCATGTTTGCGTCGGTCGCCAGAAGAGCCCCTCCGTTCATGTCGTAGATCCACGCATCGACGACGGTGGGCCACCCGTAGATGTAGTAAAGGCCGACCTCATTCCAGTTGACCGAGGTCATCTCTCCGTCATAGGTGTCTGTCGGCTTGTAGATGAAGAGCGGGTTCTTGATCACCACCTGCACATTGCTCGGGGTGTCCTTGAAGGTCTTCACGTCGGCACGGCGCGACATCCACGCCTCGTTGAAGCCTGCAGGAAGGTCGGCGCTCGTCGGATCGTTATCGACGTACCACTGCCAGTCATCGAACGTGCGGTCGATGAAGAGCTCGACATCCAGTTCGATGAACTGAGAACCGTCCGGCATCACGCCGGTGCCGATGATTCCGAAAGGCATCATGTCGTAAGGCAGGGTTCTCGAAGCCCAACTGCCTGCGGCTGCGGTGAGAACGGCCGCAAGCTCGGCGTCATCTGTTGCGATGGCGTCAATCGTCGCCTGCGGTGTATGCAGGGTTTGCAGCTCAGTCAGGTTGTCCAGAGGCTGGTTGGCGAAGTCGGCCGTGCCGATGCTGCCGCCACCCTGGAAATACTGCTCGTGCGTGGCGCTGGAATAGACGATTCTCAGCTGCATGCTGCCTCCAGGGCGTCGAACTGCTTCTTGGTGCCGATCCTGTGGCCCTGGCCAGCGTGCATGCGCCACACGTAGCCGACGAAGGACAGCTGGCGCGGACAGAGCTTGCGCACCAGCAACTGGTCGCAGTGAATCGGGTGATCCGGCATGACCGGCAAGAAGGGAAGGACGTCGGCCCGGCGGTAGACGGTGAAGTGATGGGCGGGCCAGGGCTTGCGCCCCACCCGGTCACCCCACCGCCAGCGCTCCAAGGTGACGACGTGCCGGTACTTCTCGAGGCCAAGGAGGCACGCTTCGCCGGCCCCTGGCATCAGGTAGTCGTCGCTGTCCACGTAGCCGACAAACTCACTGCCCCCGAGCCGGTAGGCCTTCTCGCGCCCTGCCCCAACGTTCCCCTCCACGCCTTCGACGATGTGCACATTGAGGCCCTCCGCCTCGATGGACTTGACGCACTGGTCAAGCCATTCGGGGCGGGTGCCGGAGAACGTCAGGACGTGAACATCGATCACGCCGGCAAGGCCACTACGAAGTAGTCGATGTTCTGGATCGCGCTGGCCACCAAGACGTTGTTGCTGACGTTGAGGTCAGCGCCGATGAGGCCGACGGTGCCCTGGGCGCGGATGTCGGTGGTGCTGGACGCCCCGGTGTCGGCCGGCTTGACGATGCGGTAGTGCGTGCATGTGCCGCCGAGGGTGACGGCGCCGGCCCACACCTCGCCGCTGTTCTTGGCCAAGACGCCGGACTCCGCGGTTGGGTTGAAGCTGACCGGCGTACCGGTGCTGTTTGCCGAGACAGTGCAAAGCAGGGTGCCGGACTCCGCAGCGTCCGCGTCGGCCGGGATGGCGCCGCCGTAGAGCTTGATCACGGAGCCATCGAGGGCGTCCTTGACGGAGCCCACGGCCAGGACGTGGTTGCGCAGGCCAGTGGAGGATTTCACAGTCATGGTCGATCCTCCTTATTGAGCCGGCATGGTGAATTGGTACACGTCGACCGTGTTTGGGATGCCCACTGCGACTGCCACATTGGTCAGGTTCATATCCCCGCCTGAGGTAGCAATCGCACCGTCGATGCGGGCCTCAGTAGTGCTTTGGCTGGCCGGGTTGCCACCCGCCGGGTAGTGCCGAAACCAACCTGCGGTGCCGTTCACCAGGCCCACGAACTTCCAGATCTCGGCCGCGGCCTTGGAGATAGTGCCGGCGACGGACGGGTCGAAGGTCAGGCCGGTGCCGTCGGCATTGACCGACACGGTGCCCAGCAGGATGCCGGTGGCGGCCGCATCCCCGGTCAGCGGTTGCGGGCCGGAGTAGATGTTGATGAAGCCCAGGTTCAGGGCGCCTTTGATGCCGCCGCTGGCGCCACCGTCGTTCATCTTGTTGCGCATCCCCGTCGAGAGTCGAACGGTCATGTGTGTTTCCTCGGGTTGAATGCGGCACCGCCGCTGTGAAGGGTGGCGACGTACCGCACAAGCCCCTGCTCGTGGATCACACCGCCACCGGCCTTGATGCCGGGGGCCACACTGACGCGGCCCTCGGTGAGGTTCTCGAAGGGGGCGACCCGGCACAGGCCTCGCGTCGCCCAGAAGTAGGTTTTGCCGTCGTTGCCGCGGTCGGCATGCTGGCCCGGCACCACGCCGTACTCAGCGACCTGAGAGAGGCCCTCCTCGCCGTAGAGGTAGATCCGCTCACCGGTGGCGACCAGCAGGTGGCCGTCCGCGTCGGCGAGCTGCAGAACGTGCCCCGGAACCAGGAAGAAGTCGCGCACAGCATCGAAAAGATGGAAGCCCAGCGGCTGGCTGAACCAGATCACGGTCTGGTCAGCCTCGGGCAAGTACTCTGCGCCGTAGAGCCGGCCCTTCCAGTGCGCGATCTGGTCGATACCGGCCGGCACAGCCCCCAGGAACTGGGTGGTCAGCTCGCGCCCTTGTGCGGCCTGGCTTGCATCGTTGATCGTGAAGGCACCACCGCTGGCATGGGTCAGCGCAGCGACAGCCCGGAAAACGGTACCCTGATCCGCGAGATACACCAGCGTGTAGTGCTCCGGGATCATCGGGGCCTGCACCGTGATGCCGCCCTCGGTGACCATGACCGGAATCGAGGCCCCTGCCCCGCCCTCGCGCCCGTCCGCCGCCATGTGGCTGAAGCAGACCTGGTAGAGACCGGGCGCCAGGTTGCCCGACGCCTGTACAACCGCTCCACCTTCCGGAGTCGGAACGGCCCAGGCCAGCACATCGCCGCCCTTCTGGATCTGGATCTTCTCAAGGCGCGCGGAAAGGAACGTGACATCGTTCGCCTCCGCCCAGGCGTAGGGCCCGGTAAGGCCATCCCAGAGGTCCACGGTTGAACCATCCAGATGCACCCGCTTGAGCACGCCAGCGTCCACGATGTACATCCGCTGGCAATCGGCAGTCGAATAGGCAGCCTCGATTCGAATGCCCGCCAGAAATCCTTGGTAGCCCACGCGCCGGGACAGCCGATGCTCGTCCGAGATATCGACGTTGTCAGCCTGCACGAGCCATTCCCAGGACTGCTTCGCGCCGCCGGCAGCCGTGCTGCCCGCAAGCGGGTCCAGGACGTTGTTCAGCCCCAGGAACGCACCGAGAACGACCGGCTTCTGGTTCATCGAGGTCAGGGCAAGAACGCTGACACAACCTGGGGCGTGTCTTCGCGGGAAATCCGGCGCAGATCAGCGTCGGGCCGAGGGCCAAAGTAGGCCGTGAAGGCGGCTTCGGACGTGGCGGCCCGCGCGGGGTCGTACAGTTCGGAGTCCTGGATGCTGAAATGACGGAACTGCGACCACTCGACCAGGTGCAGATGATGGAGGGCGCTGATCTCCGGCACGTCGTCCGGGTCCGCCATGGGCGTCTTGGGCGTCCGGTAGCCTTCCAGCTGGAGCAGGCCGTCGCGTGCAGGCCGAGGCACCAGCCGCACGGAGGCATCGCCCTGGATCATGTATGCCGGATCGCCCTCGGCATCCCGCCAATCGGCCACGTTCGCGTCCAGCCACTCCTGGGAGGTCTGCTTGACCGCGCATCGCCGCGTTTGGCCGTCCGGACGGAAGGCGACGTGGTCCAGCTCGTACAAGCTGGCGTGAAGCGGATACACCGCATCCCCGGCACTCACGGCGATCTCGCAGGCGTCCGGTTCGGCGCTCGCGTGGATCAACCGCCCTCGAATCGCCGCCTCCGCCACCGCATCGTTCAGGAAGCTGATCAACAGCGGATCGGGAACAAAGAAGGGAGGCCCCACGCTGTCCCCGGTGAGGGTGCGATGGCGCTCCATCAGCTCGGCCAGGGTCATACGCCAGCGACACCAAACTGGTTGATGAGTTGGCGCACCTGGTCGCGCAGGTCATTCACCGCCGCCCGCTTGTCCAGGTTCTGCTTGTAGTTGCTGAAAGCGAAGGACTTGAGGGCGTCCTTGTCCATCAGATTGACCTGGTCAAGGACATCCTGCAGAGCCGACCGCTCATCGCGCTGCTGGTCCTGCTGCGTGGCGGCGTTCTCGAGGATCTGGGCGGTGTCGTCCTGAGCAGGCGCTTGAGCAGCCTCCTCCGGCGCAATCTCCACCTTCGCCTCTATGAACAGGTCCGAGTGGCGCAGGAACTGCCGGGCGACCGGCTCGGGCAAGTTGCGCACCTGGTCGGCGACGAAGTAGAGACCCGTCCCGTAGAGATGATCCGACCAGTCCGGGCGCCGGCCGATGTACTGCACCGGCACATGGCCGGCGGGAATGGCGGACACGGCAATGACGGCTGTAGGGGGTGGAGTCAGCGGCACAGGTGCCTCCACCACTACCTTCTCGGGCTCGATGGCCTTGAGCGCATGCACCACGCCGCGGAAGAGGTAGTCCTTCGCCTTCTGCTCCGCCGGCAGCTCGGCATAGGGCACGCAGCACGGGTGCTCCTTCTTCTCGGCATCCTTCACCAGGCCGTACACCCAGCCCTCCGCCAGCTTCTGGGCCAGCCAGGACTCGTGCGACTGCTCGGGGGTGGCATCCGGCTTGGCTAGGTGCATGTCCACACCAACCAGTGCGCTGGCCTTCTGCCACTCGGGTGCGTCCTCCCACGCTGGCTGCGAGGCATCACCCAGCGATGCGCAGTAGGCGCGGTTGATCTCGTGCGCCACGCGGGCAATCACGGTACGGTCCATGTTCCTCTTCTCCTGCTACGTTGGTGGGGAGGGAGACGGCCCCCTCCCCTTCAGGCTTACCGGGGGCCGGTCAATTCGCCGAGGATGTGGATGTGCACCTCGGATGCCTTGGCATTGGCTGCGCCACCAGTGGTGAGGATCAGGCGGGCCGGCTTGGGCAGGATCACCGGTGCCGTGGTGGTGACCTTGCGCAGGACCGCCGCGGTATTGATGTTCAGCGCAGCCCCGAAGTAGCTGGCGTTCTGCGGCACCTCGGCGGAATCCACGCCGTCTTCGTACTCGAAGCCCAGGTTTCCGGTCACGGCAGCGGTCAGGCCAGTGGTCACGGTGACGATCGCATCACTCAGGCGGAAGCCTTCGGGCAGCGGGCCCAGGTCCAGCTTGTCGCCGCTGGCGATGGCCGCGGTGGAGTCGGAGTCGATCAGCGCGCCCGCAGCGGAGGTGCGAACGACAAAGGGCAGCAGAGAGAGATTGCCGTAGGGCGTGAAGCCGCCGAACTGGCGCAGCTTGCTGCGGTTCTTGGTGATGGTGGCCATGTGGCTCTCCTTGAATGCGTTTCACGAGTCATTAGAGGCCGGCGCCCGCCGGCCCCTTGATCAGGCCGTGTTACTGGCGAGCGCCGATGATGGGGACTGCGGTATCGATGGCGACGGCGCCGTAATCGGTGAATTGCTTGCCGGTGTCACCGGTATCCACTTCGAAGCGGATCTTCGAAACGCCACGGATGGCGCCGATCAGGAGCTCCACCTTGTCGCCGTGGTCGAGCTTTTCCTCGCTCCAGAAGAAGGGGATGCTCGAATGCTCGGATGCAGCAAAGGCCTCCGCGACAGCTTGCCCCCCCAACAGAATTGCCCGATCGACTGCAAAATTGGTCCCAAAGCCCGCCGGTACGACGCAGGACGACTCCAGATCGCTGGTGTAGCTGGCGCAGTATTTGATGGTGTCGCCCGCGTAGAAGCGAATCGGCTTCGGCATCTTGAGGAGCAGGATGTTGTTCCAGATCCCTGCGGAGCCGAGGAACAGCGGATGCATCTTGGCCTGCTGCGCGCGGGCCAAGGCGCTTGCCTGGAACGAGCGGAAGTTCGGATCCGTCGCGAAAGCGCTGTACTGAGCCGGGGAAACGAGCAAGACGCGGAGTGGCTCTTCGTCGGCCATCACATCGCCATCGATCTTGATCGCCGGCGGCGGCAGCGCGATCTGCTCCATGGTCGAACGGATCGCGTCGATCACTCCCATCTTGAGCTGATCAGTGGTAGCCAGATCGATCTCACCCGCATTGACGGCGAAGGGGATGATTCCCGCACCGTCAGCGATGTAGTGCCTGTTCTTGGTAGGCGCCTGTACCGGATTCACCATGATCTCGCCAAAATCCGGATCGGCGTCGGTGGGTACGCACCATTCGATGTTGTTGTGGTAGCCGCGGGCGCCGGCCATATGCACCAGCAGAGACTGGTCCACGTAACGATCCATCAGCGTCTGAGCTGCCGGCCGGCCGACGGCACGGAAATCCACCGGGGAGCGGATCGTGCTCATGACATTGCCGAGATCAACCGGGAACCGGGCTTGATTCACCCGCAGCTTGTCCTCGCTGTAGGACAAGCCGGTACCACGCCCCTCCGCATACTTGCTACCCATGATCGGCTTGGCGCCAATCGGGTTCAGCAAGTGAAAGGTAACCTCGTCGCCCTTCCCCTTGCCGAGATCCTGGCACCGCACGATGGGCAGATGCTGAGTGGTCTGCTTACGAAGGGTTGCCGTGGCGCCAGCAGTGCCCTTCGGCATGGCACCGGTAAGGCGAGCCAGGGTACCGTTGCGCTGCATGTGGGTGGCAAACAGGCCCACGGCCTGCTGAACCATGGCCCCCGGGGAGCCATAAGCGGTATTCGTCTTGTTCGCGGGCATCGATAGCCTCCTAGATCTGCGAGTTCAGGTAGCGCTCGATCTGCTCGGGAGACATGCCACTCATGGCATCCAGCAGATCAACGCTGTTCATTCCGGCCATCGCTTCCTCGCGCGACGTTCCGGCCGGCCGGCCACCCGGAATGTCCGAGAGGCTGGCCGGCGGGGTCGCCGCCGCCTTGGCGATGGCTGCTTTGGCCGCAGCCGCCGGATCCGCTGCCGGCTGTTGAGCCAGCGCGGCCGCGGCCTGGGCCTGAGTTCCCGCAGTTGCTTTCTTGAACGTGTCGAAGACCTCGATCACCTGATTCGCACCGCCCTTGGCCAGGGCCTGGGAGTAGGCATCTCGCACGATGGACGGCAAGGACGCCTGCCAAGCCGCAAACTCCCTCGAATCCACGATGGAGTCCGCATCCGGATGGGCGGTGTAGATGGCCTGGAAGTGCCCGGTGGTCGCGTCCGCCTGCTCCTTGGCCTGGATGGGCTTCAGGGCCTGGCCGACTTGCGCTGCGACCTGGGCGGCTACCTGCTGCGCCACCAGCTTCTTGATGCCCTCCGCCATGGCGGCCTCGGAGAAGTCCCCGAAGATCGCCAGATCCACGCCCGAATCGATGGCCGCCTGCACGGCAGCCACCTGGTTGTCGGTCGGGGTCGGCACCTGGCCAGCCGCCGCCCGTGCATTGGCCTGCGCCTGCAGGTCGGCCAGCTGCTTGGTTGCAGCATCAAGCTGGGCAGCCAGCGTCTTCGCCTCGGTTCGGGCTGCCGCCAGCTTGTCGAAGCTGATGGTGTGCTTGCCGTCCCGGGCCAGAATGACCGCGTTGTCCGCGTTCAGCTGGTCCTCGGGCGGCGTCGCCGCGGCATTCTCGGGAGTCGCACCAGCAGCCTGGGCCGCCGGATCCTGATCGGTGTTGGTCTTCGTCGCGTTCTCAGCAACGCCTTCGGTAGCAGTGGCAGCGCCAGGCACGCTGCCGGTTTCCGGGGCCTGAGCGCCGGTATCGCCTTGGATGTCGCCCATCTCCAGAAGCTGGGCGGCCTGCTGGGGGGTCAGTTGGCCCCCACTCTCGATTGCGTTTGCGATGAACTCGAATTGCTGATTGGTCGTTGGCATGTCCTGCGTCCCGCCACATGTCGCCGTGGCCGCTGGGGATTCGGAGCTGCGAGCCTTGCGGCGCGCGGATCGCCACCCCGTCGGGTGGCTTGCCAATCAGTGTCTTTGCCGGATGGAGGATCGATCCAACCCTAGAGGGGGCTGGGTTGCGGGCATGAAAAAGCCCGCGCAGGGCGGGCTGGTGGGGTAGCGCCGGCGATCGAGCCTCGTCAGGCCGTCACGGCCTCGTCGGCCTCCTTCTTGGCTTGGCCGAGCTGATAGGGCATCCACTCCGCGTAGAAGCCGAACTGAGGGGGCGTGTCGCCTTCCTGAAGCAGCGTCACGCTGGTGGCGATAAATGGGTTGCCGTAGTGGTCGAGGATCTGCAGATTGACCATCCGATCATTCCAGACATGCACCACGGTTGCGTCGAGCGGCTTGGCCATGTCGATAACCTGAGGAAAGGACCGAGCGGGAACCATCTCCGCACCGGAGCGCGGCTTTTCCAATTCGGTGATGCCATTCAGGCGAAACCAGACCTTGCGGCCGACGGACGGGGTAATGATCTTGCTCATTGCGGTGCTCCTGCGAGGTTGTCGGCCGGCGTGGCAGTCTCGATGCCCTGCATCGGAGAACCGCCGCGGCTCGGCACGGGGGGAAAGCTGGGTGAGGTGTTCTCTCGGACGGGCGGCGCGACATCGGCGGCCGGCCCTTGCCCCTGGATGTACGGACTCTTAATGTTCATGGCCGCCGTCTGCTCAGGCTGCGGGAAGTTAGGGTCTTGCCCACCACCCGCCGGCCGCTGGTAGCCGGCGCCCTGCATGATCGCGTCGGCGATCGGGGCAATCATCGGCATCTGCGCCACCTGGGCGCCGCCTTGCATCGCCGAGAAGGCGGCCTGCACGCCCGTCTGCACCGCCTGGGCCATGATCTGCTTCACCTGGGCTTCGGTCAGGCGCTCCTTCATGTCCAGCTCGCGCGCCTTCAGGTCGTTGCCGGCCTGCTTGAGGGCCTGGGCCACCTCCTGCTTGATGCGCCCCTCCACCTGCTCGGGCGATTCCTGCTGGCCGGCGGCGCGCAGGGCTTCGACCAGATCCCGCTTGAATGGCACGTCCATGAGGCTGGCAAGGAACGGCATGGCCGCAGCCTGGTACTGGGCCGGAAGGGCCTTAACGGCCTCCGACATGGAATTGAGCTGCTGGCCGCGGAAGCTGGGTGTGCTGGGCACATCCTCGAGGGAGACCAGCAGCCGGGTGCGCTGCAGATCGTTGGTCAGGACCGGGGTGTTCGTCACCGGGTCCATCTCACGGCGGTTGATCACCACGGTGCGATCGGCGGTCAGGGCGTCACCCTCGATGATGACCGTGTGCTCCCTGTCGCCCATGTCCTGCACGATCATTGCCATCAGCATCTCGCCGACCATCGTCCGGCCCGACCGGAAGTTGCTCATCATCCCCTCGAGGGACTGATTGGACTGCTCCACCTGGGTCCGCTCCTGCACGCCGCTGGTCGCCGTGCCACGCTTGCCTTGAAAGCCCGAGGTGATGCTGCTGACCCGCTCGATGGCCGTTCGTGCGTCGATCATCAGCTGGTAGTGCTGGTCGGTGAGTTGGTAGTCGCGCTTCACCTCGAACCGTGCTCCCGGCCTGGCCATGTACTCAGGGTCCAGCACGATGTCCGCATCCGGCCGCGCAATCTGGCGGCGCAGCTGTTCGTCGGTCATCGCCACTGCGCCCTTCGTCCTCTCCACGCGGGTCACCGAAAGGCCCCAGCGGACCTTCGCCACCGCACTGTTGAGGCTGTCCTGCTGGTAGATCATCGACCGGATGTAGCCGTAGGGCACACGGGTGTTGTCCTCGCGAAAGCCCCAGAACGGCGCATACGGAAAATGCGTGTGGGTGTAGGGGGTCGGGCCGTCGTAAAGCCGATGCGGGCCAATCCAGTAGGATCTCCGCACCTTGGCGATGGTCGATCGGATGACCTCGACCAGGCCACGCTCGATGGCCGCCGCATGGGCCGGGTTGGCCTGGTCGAACTCGACAATCCGCCCGTCCGCCGCCTTCAGCAGGATCGCCGGCACCCAGCGCCGGTACCAGAGCTCCACCAGGCACAGGTCCCGGTTCGTCGGGTTGTACCAACGGTCCTCCTGCACCGTCCAGCCGCGCGCGTCGCCCCAGACGTTGTTCAGCCCGGTGGACGACGCGCCGTCGAGCAGCTCGGGCCGCTCCAGCCACCAGTCGGAGCCGGCCTTGCCGCAGGCCAGGATCAATTCCTTGTGCTCGGGGAAGACGGTGGCGAGGCGCCGCGGATGCAACCAGCGCTGCCGGCGCAGGAAGCGCGCGTCCGACAGATCCGGCTCCACCGAAGTCCAGTCGAAGCGGATCTCGTTGCGATGGATCGGCGTGCACCGGTACGGATATTTGAAGGGGTCGCTGCTCCTCGAGACCTCCACCCAGCCAAGGCCACAGCCGATCTGCGGCTTGAAGGCCTCGCCGCAGGCCTGATCGGCCTTCGACATGCGCTCGGCCTCGTTGAGCTTGTAGTTGATGGCGTCCGCCACGTCCTGGCCACCCAGGCCGCCGTTGGGCGTCACGCGCCAATCGGTGCGGGTGCTGGTCTCGTAGCCGTGGATGGCGCGGAGCGCCGGGCCGATCTGGTCCTCAACCGCTGGGGGGATGCCGGCCTCCTGGAGCCTTCGCAGCAGATCGCCGTCGAGCTGGTTGCCGTCGGCGTAGTCCATCTCCTTGTTGGCGCGATCCAGCCAGGGCGGCTGTTCTTCGATCTCCCGGGTGATCTCGGTGTATTCCTCGAGCCCCATGTCCAGGCGCTCGGCCGCCTCGTGGTCCTCGCCCTCGCCTTCGCCCTGGCGGCTCTCGATATCCATGTCCATCCTGATCCTCACATGCGCCAGTCGGGTGCCGGCGCCTCGTTGTAGCTGTAACCGGAGGCGACGCCCGCAGCCTCGTCCACCATGCCCAGCTCCTTGGCCTGGGCCCACTGCCGCATGGAATCCGCACCCTCGCTGCAGCCGTTCGACTTGTCGGGCTCATCGATGAAGCGGTTGTCGGCTCGGTTGAATTTCTTGCGATAGCCTTCCAGCCTCACGATCCCATCTTTGCAGCCTTCCGCATCGATGTAGCACCCCTTGAGGTGTTTCCGGGTCGCGTAAATGCCGGTGATCAGCTCGGTGACGCGCGGCACGATCACGAAGCGCTGCCCTGGGAGAAGTGCCTGCAGCTGCTCCTTCACCGATCGGTTGTAGTCGCCCAGGCGCTTGTGGTCAGCGTCATGCGGGAGGAAGTGGGTTCCGAATACCCATCCCCGGGATTGCAGGTGCTTCACGTAGTGACGCAGATCCTCGCCGTGCTCTTCGTAGTAGCCGATGAAGCGGTCTTCCCCGCGCAGGATCTGGTGAAACCACAGGGCGCAGCCATCGGCGTTGCCGATGTCCCAGAACGTGTTCACCGGCAGATCCAGCACCGGTACCCGCGTGATACCGCCACGCTTCCGCAGGGCCACCATGTCCTTCGCGTAGTAGTTGCCCTCGGTGCTGATCTGGAAGGCTTCGTCGGGCGTGGAGGGGTACTCCTGCCACATCCGCTCCTCTTTGCCGGAGAAGTCGGCCCGCTTCGTCGCCACGTACCAGGCCCGCTGATCCGGGTCGATGCGGCACTCCATCTCCCCTTCGATCTTGTCGAAGTACTCATGCTCATCGCGAGTGATGGGCACCTCGGCGGCAGGCAGCCGGTACTTGGGCTCCTGCCACCAGGCGTAGAAGTGAAACCGGTAGTCCCTGACCGTCAGTGGCAGGCGGCTCAGGAACTTGCCCTTGGCCTGCTCGACCATGGCGAAGAACTCGCCCTCGCGCCCTTCTGCCGTCGATTCGATCACCAGGATGCCGTTGGTCGGCACCGCAGGAATCGAGCCGGTCATCACTTCCTGGGCCTTCTGCGGGTACTTCGCGCAGATCTTTCCGAACTCGCTCACGTGCAGGCGATGGATGGTGCCGGAACGCATGGAGGTGGCAACGCGCACGCTGCTGTTGTTGTGGGAGAACAGCAGCTCCACGTTGCTGTCACGCTTCAGCGGGAAGCGCTGGCGAATCTCCTCGGGCAGGTTGTCGTAGGCGAAGCGGACCTTGTCGCGAAAGATCGTCGCGACGGCCTCGAGGTCCTGGGCGATGATCCCGCACCGCTGGTTCGCGTTGAACAGCGCATGGTCCAGCCACATCAGGCAGATCAGGGTGGTAAAGCCGAGCTGCCGCGCCTTGAGGATCAGATTGCGATGCCACAGGCGCCGGATGAAACGCCGCTGAGCCCGGTTCGGCCGAAAGGGCATGACCTGGGCTTCGTCGGCGTCATCGCCGTCGCCCTTGATCATGATCTTGTAGAGGCAGCCCGAGAACAGCCGCCACTCCGGATCAGCCAGGCAGCGGGCCAGCTCTTCCGCATCGCCCGGAAGCTGAACCAGGGGCTCGTTGTGGGTGACCGTCGGCTTCTGACGCGTCAGCTCGCCTACCAGCCGATCCTCTTCCTCGAGGAGGATCTCATCGCGTGCCGACATCAACCCTCACCCGGCTCAAGCGTCGAGTCATCGCGCGGCTGAAATGCACTTGCCGGCGCTGCCGGTAGCGCCTCGGGATCGTCCTGAACCGGCCTGAAGGCGGAACCGTTGCTGCAGGCGATCTTGTGCAGGAGATCGGTGAGCGGATCGCTCTTCTGCTCGTTGTCCTTCTCGTACAGGCCCAGGTGCTTGAACAGCTTCTCCATGGCGGCCACCTTGTCGTGCATCACGACCTTGAGCCCGTACTTGGTCTGTTCCGCACCCGCATAGAGCGCTGCGGCGGCCGGCGAGATCGTCCGGGTATCAGCGAGCACTACCCGGGAGTAGCCATCGCCGCAGCACTCGGGGCACTCGGGATGCGGGGGGCGCAGCGGGTTGTAGCCAATGCCGCCCTGCTCTTCGAAGTCCTCTTGCGCCTTGCCGGCAGACCGCTTGGCCAGCCACTCGGCGTGATCGTGGTTGTACTCAGCGACCGTGCGCTGGTACCGGTGGCCTTCGCCCCAGCAGTGCCGGCAGCAGCCAACCTTCACCTGCACCAGCTCGCGGGCGTCGGCCGTGAGGATGCTCCAGGCCTCGCGCAGGACGCGGTCGGCGGTGATCTCAGTCCGATCCTGTTGGTCCTTGCGTGCCGCAGAAATGGCCTTCTTGACTGAAGTTTTCTGAAGCAGCTGGTAGGCCATCTGCTCCGCGGTCTTCACGCTGTAGCCGGCCCGTATTGCGGCTTGGGTGCCATTCAGATCGACCAGGTACTCCTCGACGAAACGCTGCTGCTTCGGCGTGAGCTTCTGGTCTGACCGGGCGGCACCTGCCTTCTTCGGCTTCTGGGTCTTCATGCGCCGCAACCTACGCAGGGCACCTGCGGTACTGCCACCCCTTCAGCCCGCACGCTCAAACCCCATCCAGATCCAGCTGCTTCCCGCCCTCGAAGCCCTTGAGCTTCGCCTCGAGGTGCCCGATGCGCTTTCGCATCGCTGCGACCATCGCCGACATTTCGTGCCCAATCTCGATCGCCGCGAACTGAACTGCAGTGCCCGCCTGGAGCGACGCCAGCGTCCGATCTTCGCGAGGGGTGAGCGTTAGGACTTCATCCCCGATCTCGATCTTCACCAGGCCATCGGGCAGGATGGATTTCGTGATGATGCGCGCCGGCGGATGCAGGACTGCCGGGACGAACACGCCGCGGCTTTTCCGAATCAGCGCGCCGTCGTCCACCAGGGTGGCCAGGCGATCGTCGATGATGGTCAGCTTCAGCCCGGTGACCTCCTGCAGCGCTTCCCGGGTGACCAGCTGCTCCTGGTTGTGGAGGTCCTGCACTGCGTCGAGGATCTGCTGGCGCGTCGTGCGCTGGATTGCTGCCATCAGGCGCGACCCTCCATCGATCTCACGACTACGCTCAACCCGCCGTCCCGAACAGCGTGACCTACCTCAGCAAACAGCCGCACAACCTGGGCGTCGTCGCAATACGCCACACCGTTGAGCGCGTCCAAGGTGACCTTGATGCAGTTGTCCAAGTCCATGCGCGCCAAGCTGGCCACGCCCTTCTTCGTGAGCTTCGGGTGCAGAGCGATATAGACGGCGACGGGTCCATCGAACTGAGGCAGTCCCGCGAGGCTGGCTGCTCTCTTCGCGCTGTCCTTGTAGCGGTCAGCCTCCGCGCTGCGGAATGTGCGGCCTCTGCAGGTGCGCCAGTACCGGTTTGCAGAGACTGGGTAGCCAAGCGTCAATATCGGCCGCGGTTGCGCCTGCCCCACTCCGCCGACACCTCGGCCATCAGCAGCTGGGCTGCTTCCTTCCCCCTGTGCCGTGCCACGTCCGCGTAGAACGCCGCCCTCTGCGGCTTGCTCAAGGTCAAGACCCATCTGATTTCGCATTGCTTCCTGTGCTCCTCTGTCCATGTCGGTCCTGATTTCACGCTGCCTCGGCCCCGTAGGCCGGGCTGCACTCCCGCCGGCCGTTGTCCGTGTGCCAGCGCTCGCCGAGGGCATCGGATGCCATCTCCACCACAATCATTCGGACGCTCCTGCCAGCAAGCCAGTCGGACCGGTGCAGCTTCGCCCAGGCCTTGTGATCGACCTTCGGAGCCAGCACCTGGCGGGCCATGGCCTCGGCTTCGGCCTGGCGAGCGGCCACCACGTTGGGGTGAATCTCCGGCGCGGGAAGCGCCTTCGGAGCCTCAGGCCGTGGGGCCTGGAGGCAGAACCCCCGGAACATCGGGAGCGTCGGCGGGAAGTCCTTCGTCGCCTTGCACTGCTCCATCGCCCACTCGATCTGGCGCCAGCAGAACGGGGACAAGTCCTCCGCCCAGATGGCCTTCACGTCCGCCAGATCGGCCCCCGCCCACATGTCGGCGAACAGCCGGCCGTACATCGCGGTCATTCGGCGGAACAGCTGCTCAACGCACCCTTCGAGCCTCTCCGGGGAGAGTTCGCGCATCGGGATCGTGCTCCCCTTGCGAAGTGCGGTTTGCCCCGGTGAGTTCGGCGATGACAGCGGCGCGCCTGTCTGCTGCAGTGGTTCGGTGGGGTGTCCCATGGTCGTTGCCCTCAAGGGTCGTGATGTCGGTCAGGATGGAGTCGAGCAGTCCGGCGTTGATCGGCTGCGGCGAAGCGCGGGCCTCCCGCCTTTCGTGGGCCCGCTCGAGGGCCGTCAGGGCCTGAGCGTCGGTGATGCCCTTCTCCGCCCACACCCTGACCCTGGGGTCAGAGGCCTGCAGCGCTGCGCCGCGTTGTCGGAGCAAGCTGGCCAGCTCGATGGCCCGACCTGTTATCGGGTCGGCAGCAAGCGGCACATCGACGCGTGACGGTGGGTCCTCCTCACGTTGATCTGTTGCCGCTGCGTGTACACCTGGTGTCTGGGGACTGGGGACTGGTGCCTGGGTAGCCGTGTTGTCACGCGTGACAGGTGCGTGACGTGACGTGTCCTTGGTGCGCAACAAGAGCGTTTCAAGCTCGCCTGTTTTCGTGTCCCAGGGTGGGGTAATCCCGTGGAGACGAAGCTCTTCGAACATCGCCGCCCGGCGCTCACGGGCACGCTGCTGGCGGTCGCGGGCGTTGTCCCGCTTCTCCTTGGCCTTCGGCGCCTTCTCCAGGTACTTGGCAATCTCTTCGTCGCAGCGCCGCTGGTGCCAGCCGTTGGCATCGAGTTCGAAGAACTCCTCGAGCACATACTCGACGGCAGCACGCTCGTCCTTGGACTGGGCCCGGGCGAGCTTCTGCACTGCCTTCCGATCAACCGGCAGCGGGCCTTCCCGTGTGTAGTAGACGTCCAGGAGACGGCGATAGGCAGCGTCCTCCACCATGGAGAGGTGGGCCGTGGCCTTGATGTAGTCGCCGATGTGGTGCTCGTAGTAGTTCATGAACTACCGAATCCCCCACCACGCCAGCCAGGCACGCAGCATCCACAGCGGGTCATAGACGATGCGCATGCGCACCACGGGGCGCGGATGACGGGAACGGTAGGCGGACATCTCAATGATCTGCGCCGCCATCAATCGCTCCCCGAAGACGAGGAGGAGCACGACCCGCTATCGCTCGAGCTGCTCGACGAGTAATCGGCCCCACCGCAAGGTGCGGAGTCCCAGCCTCCAGACGCGCCTGCACCGCTGAAGCCCCCTCCTCCGCCGACAGTCGACGGCTCCGAATGAGCTGGAGCCTGGGCTGCGCGAAACGTCGCCACCTGGTCGCAATGCTCCCAGGACGACGGGCTTGTGGTGGCAGTGGAGCTCGAGCCCGTCGAGACGTTGCTCTTGGTGCCCAAGGAGTTCCCAGACCGGTACCGCATCATGGTCGTGCGCTGACCGGCCGCCCGCTGCTCGGCTTGCTTTGCCAGGCTCCGCCGTACTGCCCACCGGGCGATACGCGACACCAGCCAATAGAGGGCGAGGCCCAGGGGTACCGGGCTGGCCGCGATCAGGAAGTCTGTGGCGCTCATGCAGCCGCCCTCCTTACCGCAAGCTGAGGCGCATTCAGGCGGAGAAATCCGACGGCCATCAACGGATCGACGCTATTGCCGACCATGCGCACCTGGGCCGATTTCGAGAACCGTCGGCCGTCATGTCCCCGGTCGATGATGTAGCTGTCCGGGAAGTCCTGCGCCCGGAAGAGCTCGCGCGGCTCGAGCATGCGCAGGCCGATGTCGACGATAACGTAGGGCGTGCCCTTGATCGTCACGGTCACAAGGGCCATGCGATCCTTCGTTGTGACAGTGGTCATTGGGTCGCGCAGGTCCGACCATTGGCCGCCTTCGCCGTAGTAGCGCATGAGAAAGGCGGCAGTACGTAGGGCGCCGTTCTGTTCTTCTGGCGAAAGAGTGCATTCCACCAGCGCGTGATGCTCAGCCCCAGCGGTGATCGTCGGCAGCGGATCGGCCGCAGCAACGCCGACGCAGTTCTTGCGCAGGGTCATCAAGTGCGCCGACACCAGTTGCTGCTGGCTGCCGGTGTTGGTGACCGTGCTCATGGGCTGGCGCGCGTCGTGGCCCGGCGTGGTGTTGAATCCGCCGTTGGCCTGCATGAGGTAGGCAGCAGCGACAGCGTGCTTGCCGGTGCCCACGACCGTGCCGAGGGGCCGCCCGACATCCAGAGCCCGCGGGGCCTGGCCCTCTCGCTCCCCGTAGCCGGTCTGGACCAACACAGCCGCGGCCAAGGCCTGGCCACCACCGGAGGCAGTCACCGTACCGATGGGCCCCTGAATATCGTTGCAGCCGTAGCTCCAGCGCGCTGCGCCTGGCTTGCCTTCGCCGTGCCCGGCCTGAATGAGGGTCGGCGCCACCAGGGCCCGACAACCACCCTTCTCCGTGGCAATCGTGCTGATCGGCTCCCCTACTGGCTCCAGCTTCCCGCCGTGGGCCATGTTCACGATGAACGGATCCCCGTTCTGCAGCACATAGCGCACGATCCCACGGGCAATCCGGCGCAAGGTCGCATCAGCCAGCGGGCGCTGGCGATCGAGAATGCTCGCGCAACCGATGGACCAGTCGATGCAATCCGCCGCCGGACGCCAGCGGCGCTGCCCGCGCGCCGGCTTCTTGAAGTGCGTCGGCTCCTCCCACAGGATCGGCTGGCCCGTGCGGCTCGCGATCATGAACAGGCGTTCGCGGGTCGTGTGCCCGCCATGGTTCGCAGCGACAATCAGGCGCTTGTCGACCGTGTAGCCCAGGCCCTCAAGTAGGCGCACGAACCGGCGATAGGTATGCCCTTCCCGCCGGGGGTCCGGTACCAGGAACTGGTTCTCCACCGTCACGCGCTCGCCAGCTGCTGCCACACTGCCATCCAGCTTCACGACCCGGCCGGTAGCTGCGTCACGCTTCGCGATCAGCGGCCCCCATTTCAGGAACTGCTTGACGTTCTCAAGGCTGATCACGTCGGGCAGCACTTGCCCAGCCCAGCGGACGCCAACCCATGCGAGCGCACGGATCTTGGCACTGCGGGGCTGGCCGCCGCGGGCCTGGGAGTGATGGGTGCAATCCGGCGAGAGGTGCAGCCAACCCACCGGCCGGCCCTGCGTCGCACCACGTGGGCACACCTCGAAGACGTCGGCCACGAAGTGGCGCGTCTGCGGGTGGTTGTGCCGGTGCAGGCTCAAGGCGTCATCGTTGTGGTTGATCGCGATGTCCGGGCTTCGGCCCCAAGCCATTTCCATCGCCACCGACATGCCGCCGCCACCGGCAAACAGGTCCACGATGAGCTTCTCGTCCATCAGAAGGCGGAGCTGTGAAGTCACGGCAGCACCTCCCCGACCCACTCCGAGACGCCGGCCAGCAGCTCCGGGCTCGCGATCATCAGGATCACCAGCACGATGAGGACCCACAGCAGCGCGTCGGCGGCGATCACGGCCAGCGCCTCCCAGTTCAGCCTAGGCACACGGGGGTGCGTGAAGGCCCGGGAAGGAATGTCCTCTCGCGGCGCCAGCTCGAGCACCTGGGGCGCGGGCCGGATCTTCTCCGGGTCCATCTCCACGGTCAGGGTCTGGATTTCGGGCTTCATGCGCCCTTCCCCACCGGAACCGGACCAGAACCAGACTCATTCAGAGGCTGGGCCGGCGCCAATGCGTCACCGATGATCTTGTCAGCGTGAAGACGCCCGAAGATGTGCGCGGCCATGACCCACCGCCGATACTCGTCCACCGTCTTCCCCTCAAGGACAGCAAGGGCTTGCTCCGCTGCATCGAGGGTCATCCCTGGAGCCCCGGGATATGTCCGGCTCAAAGCGACGATGCAACCGTTCAGGTGCTCGTCGATGAGGCTGCGGATGACTTCGGCGCGCGTCGCCGTCGGCGTGTGCTCGCGGAAGGCCTCAGCCGCGTCGCTGATGTCGCACAGAAGGCCAACCGGAACGTCAGCGCTGATCCGTTCGGTGTTTTTGCCGTCCGAGCCTGATCGACCGCTCCGGCTAAATGAGATGGGTGAGTTCATCGAGCGCTCCGCTCAGCTGGTTGGGTGTTGGAGAAAAAGACCCCGAGGCCCGAAGGCCTGGGATTGAAGCCGCCCGCGTTGAAGGAGGAGACAGGGAGGCGCGGGCGGGGAGAAGAGATGGGACGCGGATCAGGCGGCCTCCTGGGATGGAGGCGGAGCGCACGGGATGGCCTGGAAAACCTCAGGCCTCGCCAGCTTGAGAAACTTCAGTCGTGCCCGCGGAATGCCTTTTGTCCGCCACTCCGAGACGGAAGGCGGCTTGACTTCGCAAAGCTCAGCGACGGCAGAAGTCCCGCCTAGCGCGTCGATGATCTCGGAGGGAGAGGTGATCTTGTCCATGAACAAATGTTAGGCGCACCTAATCGTCAATGTCAAGCACACCTAACTCTCAGCAAATTAGGCTTGCCTACATGAGCACACTGTCAGAACGAATGAAGGAAGCGCTGGATGAAGCCGGGGTAAGCCCTGCAGACCTCGCGCGGGCATGCCAAGTCAAGCCGCCATCGGTCAGCAATTGGCTGTCCGGGGAAACCAAGTCGCTCAAGGCATCCACAGCGATCCGAGCATCGGACTTTCTGGGCGTCAATCAGCTTTGGCTCACAGAAGGACGTGGCCCCAAACGCCCGGCCGACGAAACACTGGGCAAGGATAGCTTGACTACCACGCCGACCAGCATCGGCGCAATGAAGCTTGCCACTGTACATTCACCCAGTATGGGTAACAATGTGGTCGTTATTCGGCACTACGACACAGGCGGCGCGATGGGAGACGGAGGCGTCATCCTGAGAGATCAGCCTGGTCTGATCGAGAGCTGGACCGTGACGCCCGAGTGGATTCAGAAGAACATCAAGAACTGCAGCGCCGCTGCGAACCTCTGTGTGGTCACAGGGTTCGGCGACTCGATGCGCCCGCTCTACGAACCAGGTGATCCCCTCATCGTGGACACCGGTGTGAAGCAGGTCGACTTCGACGGGATCTACTTCTTCCGCGTGGGCAATGAGGGGTTCATTAAGAGGTTGCAGCGCATCCCCGGCGAGGGACTGGTGGCCATCAGCGAAAACAAGGCTTACCGGGAATGGACGATTCGCGACGGCATGGACTTCGAGGTGTTCGGCCGGATCGTGAAGGCCTGGCGGAGCGAGGATTACTGAGATCATCCTGATCTCTGCCCTCTGTCTCCTGTCAGGACTCAGGTCCTTTCCTAAACTGCTTTGAACAAACCTCGCCCAAAACTAGATTGAGGTTAATTATGCCAATTCGGGCTCAGTTTCACCCATAAATAGCCCACTTGGCGCGACCAGTCTTGGCGAGAGCACTAGAAGTTCAGAGGCTTTTCGCTTTACTTGGGCGTAATAGGTCAAGCCTTTTCGATACAGGGGAAGCCCCATATACAAATTTTCAATCTCAGGGGTGTCGTCGTATGTAAGCATCCATGGAGAATCTAGGCCTCTAACCAGCTTCGCCAAACGAGCGTGATCCGCAGCTTCATAAAAACTTAGATAGAGATCCCGCCCTTGCGCATAATAAGGCGGATCAATATTTATAAGCGCTCTTTTCGGAAGAAGCTTATTCCAGCGAATCAGGCACTGCTCCGCATCTAGCTGACTTAACTGAATCACTTCACGGTACGAGTGAATCCTCTGAATTTTATTGATCAAATCTTCACGGTTAAAGCGACAGTCTAGCTTGTAACTACCATTCTGATTTTTTCCACCAATTACTCCTCCCTTAAGAATTCCCGATCTATTCGTTCTATTTAGAAATAGTGTAGAAAATGCACGGGCCTGTAGATCGGCGGCCCTATCTTGAATAATCTCTCGCTGGCGAAACCACTCCTCTATTGTGACTTTAGTTTTGAGAATCTTTTCACACAGTGGGTCGGGCTCATGCACAACGGCATACCAAAACGTGTAAATCGCTGGATCTACATCGTTTAGCCACACCTCACTCATGTCTCCATTAAGCAGCAAGCGCCAAGCAACACCCGCCCCTCCTGCGAACGGCTCTGCGTAAACCCCCCGCATCAGATCATTGGATCGAACGAGATCCAAGACAAAAGGTGATAGTTGGGTCTTCCCGCCAGGATAGCGAAGTGGAGAATCAGTTATAGGCATTTGGCCAACTTAACAAAATTATAGAAAATTGACCAGAAGAATTTAAACACCATCCATTAATCATGCAGCGAGTCCAGCATGTAACGGAGCGCAGGCTCCCAAGTATCGAACACGGCTAATAGCTGCTTACGGACAGGAAAGGTGCTTCCGTGAACAGCAGTTCCTAGCGTGTGCAAGCTATGTGGAATGTGCTTCTCCGAACTTGCTTGACTCAATACCAATTGAATATTCCGTGGAGCGTTCTTGTCCCTAGCTTTGTTGGCACACAACTGACTGAGATCGGCATCATTTTTGTGCTGGTGATTGGGATTGCTGTGGCGAATATAAAGAACAAGAATTCTCTCCACAAACGCACGAAGAAGGTAATTCGCTGCAAACTCGTGGTCTTCTATAGGCTGCCTTAGCATCTCTTGTCGCAGCCTGGACAGGACTTTATCCTGAGTCTTAACGGTAAAGCTGCTTGTGATGAACTTATTCCGAAGGACTGGATTAGGGGCGCTCCGAGATCTACTATTTGATGCACTAGAACGCTCCGCCAAAGACTTATCTTTTTGGGGATCAGGAGGAGGAGAAGGATTTTCTAGGCGTGTGGTCGGTGTCAATCCATTCGTCGCGAGATCGCTGACGTATGCGTCACAATCTTTGGCCTTTGCTCTTGAGTTTACACGAGGAGCCCCACCGCCTTCGACGGCAATACTATCCAACACAAAACGTTGAAGCACGGCATCAACTTCATCAGGATCATGAGTGAAAATTAGCTCACCATCATCGCTGACTTCACCCAGACCAAAAATAGATCGGCGGGTTTTATTGTTTAGATACCGCGAAAGTGTAGTAATAGGAACACCAGCACGCTGCTCCTCATCAATTAAACCTATCGCCCGCAAGCGCTCCAGAATCAGCAATGCAAGAATATCAGCCTTGGCTGTAGTATTGGACGTGGACCTTTTTGATGCCCTAGCTTTTGCATTTGTGCTCCATTCTCTGATCCCCTTACCCCCCTGCGCGCCTAGATGTCGTAGCTCAATCCATGGCTGAGCATCATCGCGATCCCGAAATAGGAATACGTGCACATTCTCAGGCAACTTTGCTTGATTTGCTATTCTCTTGAAAATGGACCGATAAGCTTGAGTTGGCGCCCGCTCTGGATCTGACAACAATATCATTGCACAAGTACGACGATTTCCCTCTACCGCAATATAGTGCCCTGGCAAGCCCTCATGGTTCACTACCCCCATTACATCAAAGGGACTCATCGCACCACGCTTAGCGATATCAGCAGCAAGAACAACTAGTTGTTCATCACACAGCTCGGCAATTATTTCGGCCTCTCGGTGCTTCATTTCATGGCGAGGATTCTCCCCATCAAGATGAACCAGTTTTGCAGACACCGTGTGATATTGATTAACCTTTAGATTTCTAGCGATGGTGGTTTTAGCCATAACCTTGTCAGCGAATATTCGGGTTGTCGAGCTTTTCACATAGAAGAGGAACTAAATTCATCATAAAAATTGAACCCTCTTAGTTCAATCTACAGTTCGAGCATACAAGTCTATTGCCGTTCAGCTTATGATCAACTTCTCGCATTCGATTGGGAAAATGTCACTAATAGACTGAGCATTAGCAATGCTCTTTCTCGTACTCGCCCTCGCATCACAAAGTCAGTACTGACCTCTCCGACGCGACATCTGACATAGCTTAGGTGTATCGCCCGCCCCTGATTCAACACAGCTTCCCCTCTCGAGTAGGCCTTCGCTCGATCGCTTGCTCGCTCACGTTCAGCGCTGACGAGGTATCGCACAAAATGTTAGGCATGCCTATTGACATGCTAGTTAGGCTCACCTAACCTTTACTCCATCAACCACCCGATGGAGCAAGCGAACACCACCCCACACCTGCACTTCACCCGGCTACGCCCGCCGGGCCCCTTCGGGGGGACGACACACGTGCAGCTGAGCGCGTGCAAAGCGGCGATCAGCAACCCTGACCCAACGAGCGATCTCGGCGGAATACGCAGGATTGGGCGGCCGCCATGAAGCGATGCGCGGCGCCGGAAAACGTAACCGGCTGCCACCCGAGTACGGCCTCCCAAGAGGCTTTACCCGAGTGGGAACGGGTACCGGGGCGCCCTTTTAGCCCCCTCTATATGCAAGGAAACACCATGACTCAGAACATCGCCAACCACGACTTCATCGTCCTGATCGACTTCTCCGGCTCGATGGCCACCATCGATTCCGGCCAGAAGCTGTCGCGCATCGATCGCGTGAAGGAGTCCGTACTCGGTCTGGTCAGCGAGCTGGCGGCCGTGGATGAAGACGGCATCGAGATCATCACGTTCGGCAGCGAGTCCATCCTGCTGACCTCCGGCGTCAAGAACGCCGAGGTCCTGAACTCCGTCTTCTCCCGCCGCGTTGCCGGCGGCACGCCGACCGCCGAAGCCCTCGCCAAGGCCTTCGAGGTTGCCGGCAAGTCCGACAAGCCCGACTTCATCGTGGTCTTCACCGACGGCGAACCCAACAACCGCCAGGCGGTGAAGGACGTGCTCATCAAGCAGGCCAACAGCCAGAACGCCGACGGCGACCTGACCGTGCTGTTCATCCAGGTGGGCAACGACACGGCGGCAGGCGCTTTCCTCGACGAGCTGGACGACGCGCTCATCGGCGCCAAGTTCGACATCGTCGACAAGAAGACCCAGGCCGAAGCCGACGCCTACCCGACCCTGGCGGCCCTGATCGCGGACGCGATCGATGGTTGATCTGATCCTGGCGGCCAGCTTCGGGGCTGTCTTTTACGGCGGCTTCAAGCTGGGCAACCGCTTCAAGACCCTCAGTGACGCGGCGAAGGCCGCCGTGGATCGGCTCAACAGCTGATCGCTTCAAGGCCGCTACGGCGGCCCCACCCGCATGCGGCTTCCCGAGAGGCTGCAACCGAGTGGGCCCACAACCACCATCAACCTTCTGAGGATCACGTCATGAACCCTCGAATCTCCCTGGAACGGCGCCGGTTCAACGAACGCCGCCGGCAGCCGATCCACAAGATCGTGGCCGAACGCATCGTGTTGCCCTGCGTCATCACCTTCGCCGGCGGTGTGCTGTTCGCCCTGCACTTCACTCCCGCGCCCCCGATTGACCTGAGCTGCCAGGACACGGCGGCCAAGATCGCCGAGCACCGGACCGTCGTTGCGCAGGGAGGTCAGCAATGAACCCCGCCGCCATCCCCGGCCCGGGTGACGCCGCCACCTGGGGCCCCTGCAACAGCCCCCGCGATCCGCGCTGGACGGATGACGACGAAGTCACCCCCGACGATCAAGTCGAGGCGATGCGCGAAGCGCGGGATTACGTAGGCCTCGCCGAGACCGCCCTGAGCCAGAAGAACTTCAAGCGCTACCGCGAGCACCTGCAGAGCGCCCTCGAGATCCTTCAATCGCTCGCGGGGAGTGACGAATGAGCCGCTTCGCCGTCGGTCATGCGGCCTTCGAGATCGACTCCCTGCCCTCCCAGCCGCAGGTGGCCATCTGCCACGGCTTCTTCGTGACTCCGGCGAGCCGCGGCAAGGGCATCGCCCACCAGGCGAAGAAGGCACAGGCCGAGATCCTGAAGGGCCTGGCCTACGACTACGCGATCTGCACGGTGCTCGCCGACAACGAGGCCCAAAAGCACGTGCTGGAGAAGGCCGGCTGGGAGTGCATCGCCGAGTTCTATTCCGCCCGTCAGGACGCCCAGGTCGAGATCTGGGGTCACGAAATCAACTATGGAGGCAACGCCAAATGAACGCACCGCAATCCGTCGGCCAGCTCGACCGAAGCACCTACCTGGGCGGCTCGGACGTGGCCGCAATCTTGGGCGTTTCGCCCTGGACCACGCCCTTCATGCTTTACCAGAAGAAGACCGGCGCCTACATCGAAGAGCTGTCGCCGGCCAAGCGCCGCATCCTCGAGCGCGGCGCGCGCTGGGAGCCGATCGTCCTCGAGATGATGATCGACGAACTCACCGACCGCGGCCACGACGTCGAACTGGTCGCGTCGAACCGGCGCTACCTGGATCCGGAGTGCAACTTCCTGGCTGCCGAGATCGACGCCGAGCTGCTCGTGGACGGCGAGCCGGTGAATGGCGAGATGAAGACCGCTGGCTACTTCGCCGCCGGCGCTTGGGGCGAGTACGACAGCAACGAGGTGCCCATCTACTACCTGGCCCAGGTGATGCACGGCCTGATGATCCAGCCTCGCCAGCGCACAGTGATCGCCGCCGTCACCGGTTTCGACGAGCGCCCGATGATCCGTTGGGTGGATCGCGACGAGGAGACCATCGCCGCCATCCGGGCCCGGGAAATCGAGTTCTGGCAGCGCATCCAGTCGGGCGAGGCCCCTGATCCGGTCACCCCCGATGACGTGAAGTGGCTCTACCCGAAGGACTCAGGCGCCACGCTGGAGGCCGACATCGAGCTGCTGGAGGCCTGCGGCGACCTGAAGGCGCTCAAGGCCAACGCCAAGGACCTGGATGCGCAGATCGAGCTGCTCGCCACCAAGGTGAAGGCCCGAATGGGTGAAGCAGCTGCTCTGCTGGGGCCGAACGGCAAGCCCATCGCCACCTGGAAGACCAACAAGGCCGGCAGCAAGACCGATTGGCAGGCCGTGGCCACTGAGGCCGGCGCTGACGCTGCCCTGATTGCCCATCACACCAAGACCACCCCGGGCGCCCGGCCCTTCCTGATCAAGTAATCCGAGGAGCACACCATGAGCACAGCCGCTCAACTGCGCACCGTCGCAACCACAATGACCGGCCGCGAGATGGCCGAAGCCTCCCGCAAGACGGCGGCCGAAGCCGGCAGCGCCACCGTCAAGAAGTTCTTCGAAGCCAACCGCGGCACCCTGGAGGCGCTGCTGCCCAAGCACTTCGACAGCGAGCGCATGCTCAAGCTGGCCCTGGGCGCCCTGCGCACCACCCCGAAGCTCGCCGGCGCCAGTCTTTCCTCCCTGCTGGGCTCCGTCGTCACCTGCGCCCAGCTGGGCCTGGAGCCGAACACTCCGCTGGGCCACGCCTACCTGCTGCCGTTCGACAAGCGCGAGAAGCGCGGAAATGAGTGGGTCACGGCCGAAACCCAGGTGCAGGTCATCATCGGCTACAAGGGCATGCTGGACCTGGCACGCCGGTCCGGCCAGATCGTCAGCATCGCCGCCCACGAGGTGTGCGAGGGCGATGATTTCCGCTTCGCCTACGGCCTTGAGGAGGAGCTTGTCCACCGGCCGGCGATGAAGGATCGCGGCGCGGTAATCGGCTTCTACGCCGTGGCCAAGCTGCAAGGCGGCGGCTACTCGTTCGAGTTCATGAGCACCGACGAGGTGAATCACATCCGCGACAAGGCCGCGGAGAAGAACCGGGCCAAGAAGGACAACCAGGGCCGCCCGATCATCACCGGCCCATGGCTCGACAACTACGTCGAGATGGGCCGCAAGACCGTCCTGCGCCGGCTCTTCAAGTACCTGCCCATCAGCATCGAATCCCTGGCGTTCGCGTCGGCCATCGACGGCAACGCCGTCGCTGCGGCTGCGCCGCTGGAGGAAGTCGTCTTCGACGTCAGCCAGCAGCAGGACGCACCGGCCTCGGTTGATCAGGACACCGGCGAGATCCTGGATGGCGCACCAGCCCAGATCGCCCACCAGCCCGAGCCCGAGCGCATCCCCCAGCAGACCCGCCAGGCCGAACCCGAGCCTGTGCGCCAGCAGCAGACCCGACGCGAGGAACCGCCACCGGTGGATGCCGAATGGACGCCCTCCCCCGAAGAGTTGGCCGCGATCGAAGCCCGCGAGCGCGCCGAAGCTGGCGGCCAACCCGAGCAGCGCCAGGCAGCACCGGCCGGCCGCCGCCCGCGCGGCCAGATGAGCCTCGACTGATCCCATAGGCCGGCCATGGCCGGCCCTCCAATCACGTAGGAAAGAAGGAACGCTGCAATGAACGCACCTCAAGACTTTCGCAGCATGACCGCCGCCACCATCGGCAAGGATCTGCTCTCCGCCCTGGTCACCGAGCTCAAGCTGCTGCCCGCCGTGTGGGCGAAGCTGCCCCAGAAGAAGCAGGACGACATCCTTGATCGCCTGCGCGCCAGGGTTGAGTCCAACGTTGGCATGGCCGTGCATATGTTGGCCGCCCAAGGCCGCGTAACCGTCGTTGGCGATCTGGACCAGATCACTATCAAGGACGGCGTGAAGGCAGTTGTGAAGTTCTCGCCTGCGGCGCCCAGTCTGCATCAACTCTACGAGGCCGCCGGCAAGGCCGTATTGGTCATTGTCGCAAGTGGCGAGGATCACACCGGCGGCATGGACGAAGTAAAGGGCGAGGCCGACCAGCGCGCCATGGACTTGGGCCACGAGTATCGCGATGACGACGGTGGCGGCATGGACGACGTCACCATCATTGATGCGGAGTTTGGCCTGCCCGCACCCGAAGACGTCGTCACCAGCCAGGAGCTGGAACAAGCCTTTGAGGATGGCTACCAGGCCGCTGCCGAAGGGAAGCCGGAGTCCGATTGTCCGGTGGTGAAAGGTGCGCTCTGCATCGAGTGGGTCAAGGGCTGGAAGAAGTACCGCGAATTGAACCCGGACGACGGTCTCCCGGCGGACCAGGAAGAGGAGTAAGCAGCATGAACCTCAAACTCTTCTACGACACCGAAACCACCGGCCTGCCCGACTTCAAGGCCCCGTCCGAATCCGCGCACCAGCCCCACATCGTGCAACTCGCCGCCCTGCTGGTGGATATGAACACGCGCGAGACCATCCAGAGCATGGACGTGATCATCCGACCGGACGGCTGGACGATTCCGGATGACGTTGCGGCCGTTCATGGCATCACGACCGAGCATGCAGCCGAAGTCGGCATTCCTGAGCGCCTGGCAGTTGAGATGTTTATGGAGTTGTGGTGCCGGCGGCCGCGTATCGCCCACAACCAGCAATTCGACGCCCGGATTGTCCGCATCGCGCTGCTGCGCCACCAGAACCAAGAAGCTGCAGATGACTGGAAAGCGGGGGCCGCGGAGTGCACGGCCATCCTGGCGACACCAATCTGCGCCCTTCCGCCCACCGAGAAGATGAAGGCAGCCCGCCGGTTTCACCACAAAACGCCGAACCTCGGCGAGGCGTACCGGCACTTCACCAGCAAGGAGCTGGAGAACGCCCACAGCGCCATGGCCGACGTGCTGGCCTGCCGGGACGTGTACTTCGCGATCAAGGGAGCGCAGCAATGAAGATCACTCACCTCTCAGCCCAGAGCTACCTCGGCGCCCGCGCCGTGGACCTGACCATCACCACCCCGATCACGATCGTGGCCGGCAAGAACGGTGCCGGCAAGAGCAGCCTGCAGGAGGCCATCCGCCACGCCCTGGGCGGCGACGCTGCCCGGGTGGCCATGAAGAAGGAATTCAAGGCCCTGATTAGCGACGGCGCCGGCTCGAGCTACGCCACGGTCGCCACCAGCGAAGGCGAGTTCTCCATCGTCCTGCCCAGCGGCAAGGGCATGCACTTCGACCACGGCGCCCTGCCCTTCGTGCTGGACCCGGCACGGTTTGCCCGCCTGGACGCCAACGAGCGCCGGGGGTTCCTGTTCGGCCTCTTCAACTTGTCGCCCGACGGCCCAGCCGTGGTGGAGGCGCTGAAGGCTCGCGGATGTGCTGCAGCCAAGATCGAGCAGGTCCGGCCTCTGCTGCGCGCCGGCTTCGACGCCGCGGCGAAGGAAGCCCAGGCCAAGGCCCGAGACGCGAAGGCTTCCTGGAAGACCCTCACCGGCGGCGAGACCTGGGGCAAGGATAAGGCAGCAGGCTGGAAGGCCAGCAAGCCCGAGGAGACCTACAGCAGGGATCAGATCGCACTCGCAGAACGGCTTGTCGCCGAATCGGATGACGCCATTGCCCGCAGCAACCAGCAGATCGGAGAAGCCCGCGCAGCGATCCGACAGCATGTAGAAGCAGCGAAGCGAATCGAGGAACTGCGGGCCAAAGCAGCTCGGCTCCCTGCGCTGCGTGACAAGCTGCAGCGCGACCAGGCAGAACTGGATCAGTGGTCCCCCCGGCTGGCCGAACTCCCGCCGCCAGCCGGCGAGAAACCACGCACATGGGCGTGCCCCTGCTGCGGCGTGATGCTCGAGCACCGAATGGCTGATGGCGCCCTGGTGGAGCACCAGCCCACGGCCAGCGTCGATCCGGACATCGAGATCAAGCGCCAGCAATGGACCGACGCCGTGGCCCTCTATACCCGGAGCGTCGCGAACGACCAGCGGGACATCGCCGACGCGGAGCGGGCCGCCCAGGAGATCGTGGACCTGGAAAAGCGCCTGGGCGATACGCCGCCGGCCGCTGAGCGCCTGGAGCAGGTTCTGGCAGGGCACCAGGCCGACAAGCGAGCCCGGGCGGCCACCCTGGCCCAGATGTTCGAAGCCAATCGCCTCGCCATGCTGGCCGACGAACACACCAAGAAGGCTGCCGCTGCGCACGCTGATGTGCTGGCCTGGCTGGCGATTGCCGACGCCCTGGCCCCGGACGGCATCCCGGCGGAGATGCTGGCCAGCGCCCTGGAGCCGATCAACGAGCGCCTGACCGACGCCGCAGGCATGGCCGAGTGGGCCAGCGTCACGATCACCCGTGATATGGAGATCCTGGCCGGTGGCCGGCCGTATGCCCTGCTGTCCGAGTCGGAGCGCTGGCGCGCTGACGCCATGATCGGCGCAGCCATCGCGGAGCTGTCCGGCCTGCGCCTGCTGGTGCTGGATCGGTTTGACGTGCTGGACGCGAAGGGCCGCGAGGACCTCATCTACTGGCTAGACGCGATGGCCGCGGAGGGCATTGTGGATACCGCCCTGGTCTTCGGGACCATGAAGGCCCTGCCCGCCGGCCTGCCCGAGACGATCACGCCGGTGTGGATCGAGGGCGGCGTGGCCGGTGAGATGCGGGAGGCGGCGTGATGCCCGACAAGACCAAGGACGGCGGCCCGGCGTTTCCAATTCCCGGCTTGCAGAACGATGCCGACTTCAACGGCATGACCTTGCGCGACTACCTCGCGGCGAAGGCGATGCAGGGGTATTTGTCCAATTCGTGGCAGGCAAAGGAGCTGGATTCATTGGTCGAAAGCTCATCCGAACAAATGGCCATTGTTGCCGAGATCTCCTACGCAATGGCCGACGCCATGCTCAGAGCGCGGGAGGATGCATGATGGCCTGCCAATTCTGCGCAGACGAGGATGGGAACTGCCTCTTCCCCTACTACGGAGCAGCCCCGCACACCTGCTTCTACAAGATCCCTGGCTCGACCATTGGCCAGAGCCAGCCCGATCCGCGGGAGTCTTGGCCGAAGCATTTCAAGGAAGACCCCGACAGCCCGGGCGAAGGGGCCTATCTCTACTGCCCCGAGTGCTTCGATAGGGCCTTCATGCTTGATGAGCACATCGGTATCGGCGCTGCAGGAATGGCAACGGCGAACTGGCACTACGACTCCGAGGGGACGGCGGTATGAGCCCCGCTTTCAAAGAGCGCCCCATCTTCAGCGCCATCGCCGACGCTTCGCCTCGAAAGCTCAGCACCTGGGAGTGGAGCGCCTGCGACATGGCGATGCACGAAATGATGATCGCCAAGGCGGCTGCCCCCTTGCGCGCCATGTTCGAGCTGCTGGCCGATGGTGAAGTGCAAACCATCAAAGGGAAGGCAGTCATGGAGATGCCCGCCGGCTACGGCACCGTCGAATACGGCGAGTGGGTTGAGATCCAGCCGGCCCTGGAAGGCTGGATCGACTGCCTGGAACGGATCGACGAGAAGTTGCCGAATCGCGCGCTCAAGCAGCTTTCCCGCTACCTCGGCGCCGGCCTGACGCTGACGCCCGAGCTCGTTGCTGACGCCCGGCGCGAATTCGATGCCCACCTGCAGCGCATGCGCTCGATGCTGCCCAGCCAGATCAAGAGCGCCGCCACCACTGCCCAGATCGCCTGGGAATTCGAGAAGATGGAGAGAGCAGCATGAACGCCACCGAGAACATCACCACCATCAACGCCGCCCACGGCGTCCTGCTGAAGGCCAAGGATGCCCTTTGCGTCGCCGAGGTAGCCCGGGCCATGGGCACCAGCAAACCCACCGCCAGCAAGCAGTTGAAGGCGCTGTACGACCTGGGGATGATCGAATCGAAGCCGCGGCAAGGCGGGACGCCGTATTACCTGCTGATCGTGGAGCCTCAGGCCGATATGGGAAATCCCATGTCAGAGGGTGAGCAGACACCCGCAGTTTGCGATTCGGTGCAAGTCGCGGGGTCTGCGCAAACCGATAGCCCCAGTGCCGCAGGGGATGGCTCGGCACCCGCTGAGCATGAGGACTTCACGCTCCTGGGCGTGATCGCCGATATCCGTACTGCCGTAGGTGATACGGAAGGCAGGGTCATGCTGGGTGATCTGGCCGGCCACATCGAAGCGATGCTCGGCACCCTGGTGTCCAAGACTGCGGATCTGCAGATCCAGGTGGAAGAACAAGAGGCCCGGATCGGAAGCTTGGTCACCGACGTATCCAACACCCGCAACGCCCTGGCCCATGCGATCAACGAATCGGACCGGCTGCGCAACGAACTGATCGTCGAGCGCCAGGCCCGCGAGGCGCTGCAGGAGCAGTCCGACGCGGTGGACGTGGCCGATGCCGCCGTCGGTTATCTCGTCCGGGCACCGAAGCGCAAGCCGAGGCTGCTCACGAAGCCCGAGCGTGCCCGCGAGGCGGCGCTGGCTGCCGTGCGCGCCGGCGCTGGCCGTGCCGAAGTGCTGGCGGTCGTGCCTGTCGGTATTGCCCGGCGCGGTGCCGAGTGGCAGGGGGTAGCCCCTCAGACCAAAGGAGATTGAGGGTGGAACTGACCATGAGCATGTTTGCGACACAGGCCGACTACTGGAAGGCCAGAGCCGAAAAAGCGGAAGCGGAGCGCGACGCCCTGTTCTCCAAACTGAGCCAGACGACCTTCGCCTCCCGTGATGTGCTGGCCGAGCGCCGCCGGCAGGTAGAGGCCGAGGGCTGGACGCCGGAGCATGACGATGAGCACGTCAATGACGAAATCGCCGCGCTTGCCTGCTTTTACGCAATGCCCCCGGGAGCACGTGAATGGAGCGGTCCGGACGGCTATGGAGACACGCTGGGCGAAGCTATCCGGCCCGATGGGTGGCAGGCAACGACTGGCGACCGCCGCCGAGAACTGGTCAAAGCAGGCGCCCTGATCCTTGCCGAGATCGAGCGGATTGACCGGGCCGCGGCGCGGAAGATCAACGACCAGCCCCCCAAGGATCAAGAAGAGTGACCAATCCGAAACGACTCTACGTCACCCTGGAAGAGGCTGCCGAAATCGTATCGCTGTCCGCATCCACCGTACAGGAACTCGTCCGAAAGAAGGACTTCCCCGCGCCTCGGATGCTATCCGGCCGGCGCGTAGGCTGGCTGCTACGCGAGGTGGAGGAGTGGGCGGAATCCCGTCCTTTGTCCGATCTGCTCCCTCCCCCCAATACGGGAGCCAAGAAGCCTCGCTTCAGCGGGTCGAAGCCAGTCTCTCAAGATGATCGGCAAGGCGCATGAGCCATGTGACACGCTCGGCATCGTAGGTATGGCGGTTGTACACGCCAACAATGCCGGGCGGCACGTGCCCAAGAATTGCCTCCCCTACCTCATCGGGACATCCCATTGCAGCGAGCATTGTCCGGGCTGTCCGCCTCAGATCATGCGGAGACCAATTCGAAACCGGAAGCCGAGGCCGCTCACGCGCTGGCGTCGTCTCGCTATACGGTTGATGGAAATGCACTGCCACGCCAACCGTCCTCTGATCGATCGACTTGCCGGGAAGGCCCCTGGCAGGAAAAAGCGGCCCGTCCCCGTATCGTGCTTTCCTGCGAAGAATGACGTCCTGAGCACGGCCAAACAGCGGAACGCGCAGATCGACAGCCTGTACCCGATGAACGTTTTTCGTCCGCTCCTTCGGGACTGTCCACCACCAAATCCCACTGGTTTCTTGCTGTATTTCGTTGCCCGCCATTCCGCAGATTTCAGATCCCCGCGTTCCCGTCCAAAGGTACAGAACCAGTGCATCCTCAACGATGGAAGTGAAGTTCGGCAACCACCGGATCAATTGGATAACTTCACCTTCGGATAACACGCGCTTGGCCAGCCCAATGCGCTCGCCTCCCTGCACCTTCCCGCGCGAGCGAATCTTTCCCTTCAAGATGCGCCGCCACCAGTTCGGCGTAGTTTCGGGGAGCGCGCCTGCGTCAATGGCATAGTCCCAGGCGGCACCGAGTTCCATGCGGAGCTTTTTCGCCTGCACAGGGGCCTTCTCGGCCCAGGCTTGGATGAGTTCGAACGCCTGGGCCCTGCTCAAGGTATGGGCGGGAACCTGGCCGATATCCCCCAGCATCTTGTCGAACATCCGCGCCACCTCGTCGGCGCCCTTCTTAGCCCGCGCCAGCCTGACGTATCCACGGTAGTAGTCGTTACACACCGTTGCGACGGTATAGGCCGCAGCCGACTTCTCAGCAGCCTTGGCGGCCGCCCCCTCGGCCCGTACTCGCCGAGCCTCCTGTTTCGCTTCCGCTGGGTCTTGGCCGGCATTCCTGGCCAAACGTAGCTTCTCCCACTCGGCAACGGCGGAATGCACCGACATCGCAGGCCATTCGCCGACCTTCACCTGCTTCATTTTCCCTTCAGCATTCTTGAAACGGTAGATCCAGCTCTTGCCGGCAGATGACGAGACGAGTCGCAGTCCAGGGAAGTCCGGACTGGTAAGATGCCTCCCCTCCGGAAGAGCTTTCATGACTCTTGCGTCGAACATATTGGCGTAGCTTTTAGGTTTCCACCGAGCTGGCGTAGGTTGGCTCAGACCAAGCTGGCGTAGGTTCATGTTTTTCGAAGCAAGAAACCTACGCCAAAAAGGCAAGTGTTAGCAAGTTTCATCATTAGTAGATACCAAATAGGCAGGCCCAAGTGACACAGCAGATCGCCCCCGAAAACCGCATAGCTGCTGGAAATGGCGCTAGAAATCAGCTTCTTTCCGAGGATGAGATCCTCCGCCACACCCCGATGATGCAGCAGTACCTCCGCATCAAGAACGACCACCCCGATACCCTCCTTTTCTACCGCATGGGTGACTTCTACGAGCTGTTCTTCGAGGACGCCGAGAAGGCCGCGCGGCTGATGGACATCACCCTGACCACCCGTGGGGCGTCGGGCGGGATGCCGATCAAGATGGCCGGGGTGCCGCATCATGCGGTGGAGCAGTACCTGGCGCGGCTGGTCAAGCTGGGCGAGTCGGTGGTCATCGCCGAACAGGTGGGCGAGCCCGGGGCCACCAAGGGGCCGATGGAGCGGGCGGTGTCGCGCATCGTCACGCCGGGCACGCTCACCGACGCGGCCCTGCTCGACGACAAGGCCGACGCGCCGCTGCTGGCGGTCAACCTGCACCGGGGCGTGCTGGGCCTGGCTTGGCTCAACCTGGCCAATGGCGATTTCCGGGTCATGGAGTGTGACGCGCCGCAGCTTGCCGCTCAGTTCGAGCGCCTGCGCCCGGCCGAGGTGCTGATCCCCGACGGCCTGCGCCTGCCCTTGCTGGAGCACCTGGCACCCAGCCTGCGCCGCCTGGCTGACTGGCAGTTCGACGCGGAAACCGCGCGGCGCCTGCTCACCACCCATTTCGGCACCCGCGACCTGGCCGGCTTCGGCGCCGACGAGATGCCGGTTGCGCTGGCCGCCGCCGCCGCCCTGTTCGACTACGCCCGCGCCACCCAGCGCCAGGCCCTGGCCCACATCACCGCCCTGGTGGCCGAGCGGGACAGCGCCTACCTGCGCCTTGACGCCGCCACCCGGCGCAACCTGGAACTCACCGAGACCCTGCGCGGCGAGGCGGCCCCCACCCTCCTCTCCCTGCTCGACAGCTGCGCCACCAGCATGGGCTCGCGCTGGCTGCGCCATGCGCTGCACCACCCGCTGTGCGACCGCAACGCCGCGGCCCACCGCCACATGGCCGTGGGCGAGCTGGGCGAAGGCCCGGTGGAACCGGTGCGACGCATCCTGCGGGGTGTTTCGGACGTGGAGCGGATCACTGCCCGGGTGGCCCTGCGCAGCGCGCGTCCCCGTGACCTTTCCGCCCTGCGCGACAGCATCGGCCGCCTGGCCGAATTGCGTGCGGCGCTTGGCAACCCGCAGGCGCCGCTGCTGCTGCAGATGCTCGACGAGCTGGCCACGCCGGAAGCCTCGCTGGACCTGCTCAGCCGGTCCATCGCCCCGGAGCCGTCCACCGTGCTGCGCGACGGCGGCGTGATCGCCGAAGGCTTCGATGCCGACCTGGACGAGCTGCGCGGCATCCAGACCAACTGCGGGGCCTACCTGCTGGAGCTCGAAGCCCGCGAGCGCGAACGCACCGGCATCGCCAACCTGAAGGTCGAGTTCAACCGGGTCCATGGCTTCTACATCGAGATCTCGGCGGCCAACGCCGCCAAGGGCGAGCTGCCCGACGACTACCGCCGCCGTCAGACCCTGAAGAACGCCGAGCGCTTCATCACGCCGGAACTGAAGGCCTTCGAGGACAAGGCCCTGTCCGCCCAGGAACGCGCCCTGGCTCGCGAGAAGCTGCTCTACGAGGGCATCCTCGAACAGCTGGCCACCGACATTCCGCGCTTCCAGCGCATCGCCCGCGCCTGCGCCCTGCTCGACGGTCTGTCGGCCTTTGCCGAGGCCGCCGCCCGCTATGGCTACGCCATGCCGGTCTTCTCGGAGCAGCCCGGTGTCGAGATCACCGCCGGCCGCCACCCGGTGGTGGAGCGCCAGGTGGAGAACTTCATTCCCAACGACTGTCGTCTCGACCCGACCCGCCGCATGCTGCTGATCACCGGCCCGAACATGGGCGGTAAATCGACCACCATGCGCCAGGTGGCGCTGATCGTGCTGCTGGCCCACGTGGGCTGCTTCGTGCCGGCCTCGGCAGCCCGCATCGGCCCGATCGACGCCATCTTCACCCGCATCGGCGCATCGGACGACCTGGCCTCCGGGCGCTCCACCTTCATGGTGGAGATGACCGAGGCCGCCGCCATCCTGCATGGCGCCACCGAGCGCAGCCTGGTGCTGATGGACGAGATCGGCCGCGGCACCTCGACCTTCGACGGGGTCGCCCTGGCGGTGGCCATCGCCCGCCACCTGCTCGACAAGAACCGCTGCTGGACCCTGTTTGCCACCCACTATTTCGAGCTGACCCGCCTGGCCCAGGACTACCCGGAATGCGCCAACGTGCACCTGGATGCGGTCGAGCACAACCACGGCATCGTCTTCCTGCATGCCCTGGAGGAAGGCCCGGCCAGCCAGAGTTACGGGATCGAGGTGGCAGCCCTGGCGGGGATTCCATCGGCCGTCGTGCGCGACGCCAAGCGCCGCCTGCGCCGCCTGGAGAACCGGGAGATCAATGCGGGCCCCCAGGCCGACCTGTTTGCCAGCCTGCCCGCCGAAGAGCCGGAGATCCCGTCCCACCCGGTACTCGGCGCACTGGCGGAGATCGACCCAGACGCCCTGACGCCACGCGAGGCGCTGGAAGCCCTCTACAACCTGAAGCGTCTAACCGCGTCCTGA